AAAGACTGCAAGCGGGTATCCTTTTTGACCCGTAGGTTTTTCAAGAATCATTTTTTGAAAGTATTTTGCCGCTACCATTTCAATCATATCGTATCGATCAGGTTTCGCATCAACAGGAGGCGGCCAATTCATAAGAGCCAAAACAAGTCGTTCGATTTTTCCACCAAAGCTGTGACGCGTTAAAACATTAATTGTTGAAGGCATTCCGTCCGATTTCGTTTCTTTAAAATACGAACGAGTCTCCTCCACTTGCTCATGAAGAGCTTTTGAAAACTCCTCATCAGTAATAACCAATTGAGCGGCGACTTCTACATTGTCGGGTGTAACTTTCATATTTTTGATAAAATCTCCTGTACTTGCGCTTGACCCATTTTTAATCCCAATTCAAGTTTTTCGATTGCTTCGGGCTCTCTCTTAACTCGGCGAATTGAGATTGTTTTTTCAAAGTTTTCGTTGAAAATAACATAGTCGCACCACTGTCGATCACAAACCAACATTTGCATTTGCATTTGCCAAGCGTGAGCAAGATCGATTTTCTTCTCGTATAGATATCGTACATAATTGGCGTCATTTTTGCATTTGATTTCCAATAATCCGTCCTCACCGATGAATCCGTCAGGGCTACAACCAATAAATTCCGTTAGTTCAACAAAGCCAATTTGAGAGGCGACAATACCAGTCTCTAGCTCGTATGAATTGCGCGCCATTTCTTCAAGTCTTTTGCCGCGCTCCATGTCTTCGTTTGTATAACTCTCTTTAGCTTTTCCTGTTTTAAGTTCAGCAACTTTTTCAAAGCAAAGCGTTTCAAGTCCTTTGCCATTCGTCGCGATTGCTTGAGCGTCGGAAGCGGTAAATTTACCTAGTCGAAGCTTGAACCATTCGTCTGTTCCTTGAGGAATATTATGCAGTTTCATCTTTTTTCGATTCGCTTTCAATCTCAGTCTTTCGACGTGTGTAGTGTTGAATTAACGACTTTCGAAACTTCGGTCCAAGTTGTTTTTGAAGCGTTTGAGATATTTTCGCAAGATCTGGAAGCGTTTTAACAGCGTCAATTTTGTCGATGGCTATTTGATCTATCTCGTCGATTTCTTCGGTCTTTGAGGCGTCTACAGCGTCATTTTCGGCTATCTCAAAAGCAATCATATACAAATATCTCTCAAGATAAGTAATTTGCGCTCCGAGATTTTGAACAGGTTGCGCGCCAGGAACTTTTGCCTCTGCAATTGGAATATAAAAAGTAATAACATCTTGGGGATTGTCAGTATTGAAGACGCGAAGCAGTGCGCGTTTGTCTTGAAGAGTAAACAGTGGCATTACTCCTTCTTGCTCTGAGAATTTTGTAACTGAAGGAAGAAAATCTCCAAGCTCGAAATAGTCTCGTCCTTGATTTTTTCCGGTCTTTTTAAGACTTGATCCAGCCAAATGATTTCGAACTTTTTGAATTCTTTTATAAATGTTGTCGATTTGCACCTTGGCCTCGTTTTTTGTTTCACTCATAACGATAATTATACATACTTAGACATAGCTTGTCAAGGCTGGTCTTTAGATTTTTTCAAGCATTTTTTTATTGGCTTCTTCTGCTTGCCGGCGTCTATTTTCAGCGACAGGATCGAGTTGTCTTGTCTCCCGGACTTTTTGATCCGCTTGTCTTTCTCGAACTTCTTTTTGTTGTTGAAGACGATCGATTAAATACATCATATCCCCATTTGATAGTCGATTGAAACAGGTTTTTTTAAAGTGGTTTTTTGCGTTTTCCTTTAAGTCGATGGCTTTATGGCCAAGCTCTTGTCCTAAAGCGAAAAACATTCTTTGTTGCGCTGGTGAGTGTTCAGCGATTGGCGCGTGGTTATGCGATTGAATCTTCGGGAGGTTGAGGGAAGGGTCTTGCGCCGCGTTTCCCTGGTTCGTAGGGTTTTTGCTCGGTGACGGTGTAAGTTCCTTCTTTCCACTTGAGAATGTCTGCTCCGAGGACTTTGTAATATTTTCCTTTTCCTCGACAGACGTTTCTAGCTCTAAGTTTTCCTGCTTCGATGAGTCGTAATACATAACGATAGTCCGGCTTACCCTTCGTGTTAAGGATAAACTCGTATTTTACAATTTCCGACGGTATATACTCTCTTGTCGGATCTAAAGGTACTTTTGGCATAATTGGTTAAATGATACAGGTTTCTCAAACTTTTTTCAACATGGTTAGACAGGGTTTTTAGCCTCGAAACTGCAATTGCCCAATTTTGATTTGTGTCAAAAGATAGTGCATGGTCATTGTTATATACCCAGCTTTGACATCTTTTTCGGCTTCCAATAATCGATACATTGACTCTTTGATCTTTTGTGTTCCCCTGCTTTTTATAAGTTTGTTTCCGTATACAGATTTGAACACCTCCTCTCTATCTTTTTCGAGTACGACAAGCGTATCGTCAAAGCTGTTTTGTGAAAATGCTTCTTTGTTTTGATAGTCTGCTTTTTTAAGCAATTTGACTAAAATATCAATGATTGTAAATTTATCCATTATCAAACTCCAAAATCTCATACACTTTTTTAGCCACATCATTTGAAAGCTCGGTCAACTTTTCTTTTGTTTCGTCTTTTCTAAAGACCATCTGCGGGACAGCAATTGCTCCTATTCCCTTGAGAAATTGACCAGCAACAAATTGTTGATTGGCATACACATTTATTGTCAAAACTGGAATATCTTGAAACTCTTCATTTGTCATATTAGAACCACTTATAATATTCTGAGCGCTCGTCGTATTTGATAACGAGAATATCAAGCCCTGCTTTGAGTCGTTGCCAATTGAGAAGCATTCGACCGACGCGACCGTTTCCATCAACAAACGGATGAATATGTTCAAACTTTACGTGATGCGGATACCATTGTGCAGGATAGCCATTTGCAAAACGAACCCAGCTATCAATTTCGGATCGGATTAACTCATGGCGAATTCCCTCTCGTCCTGCAATATACACTTGAATATGTCGAAAGTACCCTTTCTGATCGGGCATTAAATTCGAGTGAAGCATTAAGATTTTGTGCGTTTTCAAAATTGTGCCAATTGAAAGCTCTTTTTCTTCTCTGAGATATTGCCACGCAAAAGCCGCTTGCTTAAAAGAGATCGCGTCGGTCACGTTCTCAATTCGATTGCTTTCGTTTAAAAACTCAATCTCTTGAGCTGTCAATGTTATTTTTTTAGTCATTTGATTTTTCGTCCTTTGCTGTTTGATAACCTGAAGTAAATGCAATTCTAACGGCTTGAAAAATAGCCTGGCTAAGATTGTCGTTTTCATGATCTATCTTATTTTTTTCACAAACCGCAACGAAAATAGCCATCATTAACATTTCGTATCGCTTTAGCAATATTTTTGTTTGATTAACCATGTCATCGGGTGTTTTTTCTTCAACGAAACTCATATCGATTTCCCCCAAATTGCTTGTGTTAAAATTCTCGCGCGCTGGTGTCCGTCAACAATTGTGACATCTGCTTTATGGATTATATGCTCCTCGCCGTTCTTATCTTTTGCTAAAATCCAACCCATTTGTTGAAACTCCAAAACGTCACAAACGCCCCACTTTTCACATTTAATTTTAATTGGTCTAATTTCCATTATTGCTCCTTATCTTCTCAATTGCGTCGTTTAGCTCTTTAAATTTCACAGCGTCGCCACCCAAATCGGGATGGTTCTTTTTTGCTAAGACTTTAAATTGCGCCTCGCAAACTGAAATAGCCGTTCCGCGTGGAAGTCCTAACACGTCCCACGGGTCTTTTTCAAGAATTGGTGCGCCAATTTGCATGTACGCACTCGTAAAAATTTCAGACATTCCGCGTAATTCATTGAGTCGAAGCGATTGAACGGTCATCCAAACAACACGAAGATTGTCTTTCGGGCTTGCTTGTTTATCGGAGGTTAAAACAATCTCTCGATCGCCGAGAACATATCGAACGGTGACAATTGTTTGATTTGGCGGTGTTAAAATCCAGTCGGTGACTCCCCACTTACTAAACTCATTTGCGAGTTGTTGTTTGGTTTGAAGCCAATTTTTCTTTGTATCTAAAACATAATCCGACATAGTTATATTGCTACTTTTACGAACCTTGGCCTCCAAAACATCCACCAGTGACGGCGGTATCCGTACCCACAAATTTTTCGATAAATAATCATTTAAAAAATCTCCCTATTTCGAAAATCCCATAAAGGAAAAACCAAAGCGTGAAAACCATACCTATAAAAAAACCATAAAAGAAAAACTCGAATTTTACTTTCCAGCTTTTGTCTTCGGTTCTTCGATAGTCTTGTTTTGCTCGACCCACAATAAAAACTCCCGAATTGCGTTATTGCCGACAAGATTTTTGTCCGACTCCTTCGGGAAGCTATTATATTTTAGTGCAAACTCTCGCAATTGTGTTATTGAGAATTTTTTCTTGTAATTTTTGATCTCTTCAAAATTGCTCATACGCTTTACAGTTAAGTATATACTGTTAATTATACATACTTAGACATAGTTTGTCAACCCGTGTTTTGAGTCCTTGACATAATCCTGTGGTCTGCTATAAATAGTAACACAAGACAAACAGCTTGTAACTCCGAGGCCAAGAGGAGTATAATCAATCAGAAGCATATCCAATCCGTTTGGGTTAGTGCCGAGTGAAAACTTGGCCAAAGTTCTGATTGACTTCGGCACTTACCTAAGCGGATTTTTTTATGGATAAGCAAACTACATACAACGAATTACACTCCAAGCTCTCTGAAAAATACAAGATCAGTTGGTCGATGATCGGCACAATTCGATCTCAAGCACTCGGACACGGCATGTCTCGTGAAGACATCATGGATTGGGTCGATGCAAAAATAAAAGAAGCAAAAAAAGCAGGTCATCCCCCAAAAGAACAATGGCCAAAGCTTTTTGATTTTCTTGAAACACTTGAGGACGCCGCCTTTGAAGAGATCATCCAGCGCACCAAGTTCGATGTTAAAAAGCCATGAAGTATTTCCAACATGAATCAAACGCTCGAAACGACATTAAAATAAAGATGTTGCAGAAAGCGTTTGGGAACGATGGATATGCCACCTATTTTAAAATGCTGGAAATTATCTCTGAGTACGCAACGGAGCGAAATATTGACGAATGGGGTTTTGTTGATCGCTTTCACAAAACAGATACATTGGCGGACGAGTGCGGTGTTTCCCCTGATCTTTTGAAAAAAATTCTCCTGAAATGTAACGAGTTAGATCTTTTTGAGCAAAAAGAACACCGCCTTTATTGCGCTAAAATTCTAAAACGTTTGGACAATTATTCCGCAAAAGTTATCAGAAAATACAAAAAAGACGGTGGAGAAGAAAAATCAGAAAAAAATCCTGAAAAGCAAGAAATCGAAGCTAAAAACGGTGTTCGAACAAAGTCCGTACAAAGTACGGCTAGAATAGATCTAAAAGAAGAGAAGAGAGAAGAGTCACTTTTGCCAAAAGACAAAAGTTGCACTCACTCGCTTGATCCTTGTGACGAATATTGCACTTGGGATATTGGAAACGAACTTGATACGCACAAAAACAATGTTGACGAAATAAAAGACGAGCTTATTGCCTACTTGAAGGCCGGAAACAAGAAAAAATATAAAATCTTTCATGACACGCTTATTGCCTGGGTGCGGCGAGGTTTGAAAAGCGGCGATATTTCACACATGGAGGAAATCGAGAAAATGGACATGGAGGGCGAGCATCCCGATTACAAGAAAAAACAGCGCGAGATTGCCAAAATCCTTGTCCAGAAAGGCGTCTTGTGACGATACAAAACCCACCTCGGATAAATCCCGATATGGATCTCTCGCCTTTTGAGGACGGATTAAACGACATTATCCACACCAAGATTTCTGAAATCATGGCGTACATGGATCGCCTAGACGAAAGAAAACAAATGTGGATGGAAGCAATTACTCGAACAAAAAAGCGCGGCGAGTTAGACGCATTTTCTGTATATTTTTGGTCTTTTTGGGTAGAACTTGAATACGGGAATTATTATATTTGTCAAAAATGGTTGCAATATTGGCTCGGACTTTTTGAAAAGAATTCTGGAAAAAAATTCGAAGCGACAACCGAAACAAAAAGCCGACTGGAGGCAGAGGCGGAAGTGCAACGCGCAAAACAGGTTCCGATTGAGAATTTTTATCAAGGGAAGTTACGCGGTGCTGGCGCTCGTCAAATGGGTCTTTGTCCGTTTCATGAAGAAAGCTCGCCCAGCTTTTTTATCTTTACAAATACCAATACGTTTCATTGTTTTGGGTGCGCCGCTGGCAATGATGTGATTGATTTTATTATGAAACTCAAAAAACTAACCTTCTCGCAAGCCGTCCAATTTTTATTATGATCAACGACAGTATTATAAAAAAAGCGCAAAAAAAAGCTTATCAATCGGCTGAGAAAATCGCAGAAGAAAAGGAGATCCCACAACCGCAAAGTTTAGAATCCATTAGACAAAAAAGAATCATTGAACGAGAGCTTGAAAAACATGCGCCGTCAACTGGTTATCCTGAGCTTGATAAAATTGTGAAGGGTTTCATTCCCGGGCATTTATACACGCTGACAGGTGTGGAAAATGTGGGAAAAACTTCGATCGCTTGTAATTTTGCGGTTCGAGTAGCGATTCACGGACGACGCGTTTTATACATCGCGCTTGAGCCTGATAATACCGTAATTGAATATTTAGCATCCGTTATGTGGGACAAAAGATTTGATGAACTCGACTCTGAGGATCTTGATTTATCGCCCATGTCAATTGACGTCTACTCCAAAGAGGCGGTCGAAACTGCTGAAGATTTGGTGGAAATCATCGACACGCTTGATCGATACGACTTGGTGATTGTTGACCATATCGGATATTTTATAACGTCTGAGAAAAATTTCGTCCAACAACAAAGCAATGTTTTAAAAAAGTTAGTGGGTACGGCGAAGCGAAAAAAGTGCGCCATTATGGTTATCGCTCATTTGAAAAAACGCAATAAGGCGGAGCGAAAAAACTACATTCCAAACTCGAACGACATTTCAGGCTCGGGATCATTTCAACAAGACTCGACTGAGGTTTTTATTGTCACGCGCTCTCCTAAAACAGAAGAAAAGGACGAGGTTGCATACGCTGATTTTGGAAAGTTTTATGTCACGAAAACAAAAGCCGGACCCAACGGCTGGTTTGGTTTGAAGTTTTCAGAGCGCAAGGCGAACATTTTATCCAATGAGCTTGCTTATCAAAAAAGCATGGACGAAACCATGCTATAATGGAGATACTTTAGTTTGATCGCTTTAAAACCGACCTCGCTGATGTTTCTAAATTTCATTAACTTATGGTTAATTTAAATATAGAATAAACCGGCTCGCTCGTTCCCAGGAATTGACAGCCGGTTTTTTCTTGCCTATGCTGGAGATATGGTCGTCGATGATCAATTATTTTTTATCCTCTCATCGAACCGCAAATCATTACTTGCACTTGCGAAACTTTTTGATTTAACAGAAGACGAAGTAAATCACCCCGACGCTGGCGATTGGATGGTTGATTGCATTAAACAAATTCAAGTTACAAACATAACACTTCATACCATTAAGATGAGAGCGACACAAAATCAGAAGATTGAAAATTATACAGCGGATCTTTTTACCAATAAAACAAATCCTTTAGTTACGACTCCCCCCTCGCAATTGAAATAGATTCTCCGATTTCTAACGCGCGCGTTTCAGTCAAACTTTTTCTTTCGCTGATAGCTTTTTCTGCGAGAAATGTTCGTATTGGAATTTTGATAAACACTTTCGGTTGACGAAGTTTATAAAACCACAAAACGACAAATGCCGGAGTGTTGACGATCATAAAACAATCAAAAGGTTTTTTAGCGGCAAATCGCATTTGTGTCGAAGCTCCCCATGAAACAGGCTGATCGGGAATTTTAAAATAGTAGCCGCCCGTCTGAGCCGCTTGCAATGCTTCGATCTGGTGCGGTTGTACTGCGTCAAAAGGTATTGAGTTTTTTTTCGAGATTTTCAATTCGTACACTTCTGCCGTTGGTGGTGGATTCTTTCGCAAGTGTCGACCGAAAATTGATTGCATTGTTTTTTCACTAATCATAACTAAAAAATAAATTTGGTCTCAAGTTGATAGTTCATTGGTGATAACTCAAAATGAAAAGTTTCGACCGCTGGATGTTGACTTAAAAAATCATAAAATTTCTCTATCGAATCCATTCTTTCGGCTTGTTCGGCGAATCCTACTAAAGCAAATACGCCTCGAACTCTAACAATGCTATTATCCATGCTCATTCCAAAATCGTTTGAAAACTGGACTTCAACTTCGTTACAAATCCAATAGCAATTCGGCGTAAATTGGTATCGCTTGTCCTCGTGAATATCAGATTTTTGTAACGATAAATTAGTTTTTAGTTTTTGTGTCATTTTTAATAATTTCTCCTTCAATCGGCAATGTCACATCGTCAGTTGTCACAAGTTGACCTTTATGAAGTTTCTTTTTGGCAATTGCGAGTGTCGTCTTCCAACCGTATTGCATGTTTACTTTTTCAGCCTCATGTCGAGCGCGTCTTTTTATCTTGACGTATTTGTGTTTGACTAAAAATTCCGCTAACCAATCAATAAATTGATTTTCTTCTTCGGGTGTCCAAGTGTGCAATTGAAACCAATCCGGCCGTATGAATTTCACCGCGTCGTAACTAAGCCCGATCATCTCGCACATGTGAGTTAAAATTTCGACTGAGTGTTCTTTTGAAATGTCTTTCATATTATCGACTTACATAAATCTCGGCTTCCGGCCACTTTTTACATGCCGCTAAATACGACTCCGCAACTTCCAAAAGAATTTCATACGATCCCCAACCATTATCGGGATTAAAATTCTTAAAAAAAGTTGGATCTTTTTTGAGTATTAAGATTCCCGATTCAAGCGGTAAAATAATATCTTTTGCGTACTTCCAGCCTTTTTCTTCAGGTCGCCACATTGCGTAATACAAACCAGCTTTTTCCGCCATTTGTCCCATGTTATGCGTGATGTTGGCGCCAAAAACTTGGTCAGTTGTGAGATTTGGCATGTTTACCCGAGTTGGTGTTCTGCCAGGAAATCTCTTTTCCCACTCATCGTCGGAGATCTCTTTTGTTTGACCATTTTCTCGAATAAAAATTCCAGAAGTATATTTTTTCTTTTCTTCTCCTTTAACGATCAGTCCAATATCTAAACTCATACTATTTCAAATCCTTTAGGAGTAATTAAAATGCGATTGTGGCATGTTTGACAAAGAATCGATTTAAAATAAGCTAAAGCGACAATTCGTCTTTTGCAACGAGGGCATTGACCGCGAACAGCTCGGCGAAAATGAGGAAACAACATCGCAAAAGGCAAAGCAACAGCCGCAACCAACGCGCTTAGAAAAAGAAAGAGTCCGATAAAAGGAATAAGAAGCGCGAAGCAACCAAACGAGAAGATCCAAACACCAGCACCCATTCCGAATAGAAAGCTTTTAAATTTTGATGTGTAAATGATTTCTGTTTTTGATTTTCTCATGAGACCCTCCTTAGTGATTTGACAACCAACATTTTGTCTTGAAAACTTCGCTCGATAATTCTCGCCTCTAAGTGAAACTTGCTCAAAGCAATTTCGTATTTCATCGCGTTAATTGAGACCGTTGGCCAACAAACAAAAAAGTGAGAAGTAACGACGTGTCGACCAAGCTTTTGTAATGCGCTCAGAGCATCTTCTTTTTTCAAAATGTAGTATAAGACCTCAGAGCAAACAATCACGTCGAATTTGCGCTTTCGGTTCTGCTTGGCGTACTTCTCAAGTGACGTTGTAATAAACTTTACATCTTTAACGTTTTTCTTGGCGCGCGCAATTTCTGATTTTGACACATCAATGCCGACAACGCGACGCGAAATCTTTTTGAGTTTTTTCGTAAATGCGCCGTCTGAGCATCCAACTTCTAAAATTGTTGCATGTGGCACTTTCTCAATAAGTCGGATTAAATTGTCCGACGATCTCTTGAAATATTCTGGATTTTTATTTTTCGACCAGAAACTCTCCTTTATGCAAAGTTGTTCCAGATCCTGATAAATTTTCGTTTGTTTTTTCATATTTATGTAAGTGCTAGTTTAGCTTGTCTACAGGCCGTCTTCCGACAGCTCGTATAAAAGTCTTCATCATGTGTTCGGTTCGGTCATTTTGTTAATAGTAATAAAAATAATCATCCTCGCAATGGCATTTATTGGCAAAGAATCTGTTTCTTCATGCAAGATAAAAAGCTCTCCGCCTTCATCCTGAACACTCAGCGAAAAGGTTGCTTTGTCTTTTTTGAAGACGAGTGCAAAAAATGCCTCTTTGCGTTTCATGTTTTTATCCGTTACTGTCACCCAGATTTTTTTCGGTAATTCATCGAACAAATCGTCCGAGTTTTCCCCTTCGTATCCTAATTTTTTAAGTTTGTCTAAAAGTATAGATTTCATAATTAAAATTTTAATTGATCGACTTTCACGATTGTTCCTCTAGCGACAGCATTAGCTTCCAATAAAGGCGACGTTTCAACACTCGTGATTAATTTTTGCATCATCGATTTAGCCTCGGATTTGTCCTTTGCATCGAAATTTATAACAAATGATAAGTTTACGCTATATCTCTTCATAATCTATGTCCTCTGTATTATCACAATTTAGATTGACGCATTCGAAAAAGTGACCCCAAATCTCAGTCTCGTTTTCATTAGTGGCACGTTGTAAAATGCCGTATACTTTTATCATAGCGTCGCCGCATTTTGGACAAAACATATTATTTATATAATCCTTTGAAAAAGCCTCTCATAAACATTAGCATAATCCATTCTCCAGCACTAAAGCGCATTCCGTACATACGAAATGTACCTCGTCTTGGTTTCCAATTTTTATCGTTTGCGTATATCTTCATATACTGTAATTATACATGGTTAGACATGGTTTGTCAACTGCGGCTTTTGCTACAATGAACTCATGCACTATTCCGATTTAGGGTACAAACACTATCAAGAATACGTCGACGGCCCTGAATGGCAAGAGATAAAAGACTACTTTTTCAAGCATTGCGGCGAGTATAAATGCCGCATTTGTGGGCGTCACTGGAAGCTACTCTTGCACAAAAGGAGCTATGAGTATTTGACGATGGAAAAGCTTCGTAATCGCTTCATTTTCAAGTTCTTCATTGTGCGCTACCTCAAAAAATACATGACTTGGCTTTGTTTTCCCGACAATGATTTAGTGCATTTTGATGACGATGGAGGAAGAATCGAACTTGATTACAAGAAATTATGGAGAAGAGAACAACAAATCTACAGACGACGAAACGCGTGGTATAACCGACTTTTGAGAAAAAGACCATCAGAGATTATTAATCTACTTAGTGGTCGTTGAGATCTCATGCCAGAAACAAGCGGCTGCTGTTGTGAAAACTGTTCCAATTAAAGCTTGATCTACTGGTAAATGATACAAATAAATCACTCCAAATTGAACGACGAAAGCGAGAAGCGACGCAATGAAAGGCGCAAGCTGGCCGTCGAGTTTCCAATGGTATTTTAAGTATTCGACTGCGGCTTCTATGTGCATGGCGAATCCTAACCCTATAAGAATGTGTGGATTAAACATCCCGAGTATGTCCATTAGTTAACACCTCCCTTTTTCTTCCAAAAATGAAGATGTGAAAACAACCATGTGAAAAATCCAATAACAATGTCGATGTGTCGCTCTCCAGCATAGACCTTGAATTGAACACCACCCGGGCTTTGTGGGTTCTTCTTAACCTCGATCGTCGAGGGTACTGGTACGGTATGCTCGCCTAACCCTCCCGAGGCTGGCGGTTTATTGTCGTTTTCAGGCGTGGTTGTGTCAGGGTTGTTTACTATTGGCGTTGTTGGAGCTGGCGTTGTTGTTGGCTCATCTTTTGGCGTCTGAGGCGGATTCGGTTGCGCTGGAACTTCCGGCGTCGTGGTCGTTGGCGATGTTGGGGCTGGAGTGCTAGTTTGCGTTGATGTTGCGTTTGGCTGAGCAACAGCGCCCAAATCTTCAGCAGTAGGAGCTGTCAAATGAGCATCTCGAATAGCATCCCAACAATCGGGTCTGAGGATGTGTTGGAATGACCAAAAGTTGACAGACTTGTATCCTTTTGCGGCGTTGATAAAATCAGTCAAATCTTGTGGTTTAAGAACGTATGCTGGCTTTAGTTCGTAGTTGTCATAGGCCTGAGCTAGCGGAATGATTGGCTTACGTGACTCTTCAGGCCACTGAGCCTCCCACTTTGACCATTGCTCATACATCCAGTTAATAGCGGCCTCTGAGGTCATCTTGAAGTCACCCTGATACACCTGTGGCATCACCGCGTCGCAATATTTACCAAATACTTTGTACGGAAAGCGCGTATGAAAATCAATGATCGGCATTGGTGCGTGAGCGATAAAAGCGTTGGGATTTAATTGTCTTAAGACCTGTAGCATTTGGTCTGCCGCCGCGTTTGGGTCAGATAAGTGTTCATATTGTGTTTCCGCGTCAAAGACGTGTCCATCGCCTCCTTGGTTGATTGCCCATGATGCAATGTTCGCCTCTCGGTTGGGGTTTTGTCCATAAATGAAAGACCAAGAATAAATCTTGAGTCCTGCATCATGAAACTTTTTCACAAGATCCGCATTCCATTGATCCCAGGTGTTTTCTCCGTCCCCTGCTTTTACAACAGCATACGAAATATCATACGCTTTCATTTTTGAAATAATGGCGTTGACGTCGCCGCCGAGAATTGAAGGAAGTTCCCAAATCCACATGCCTTTGCCAAATGGGAAGTTTTTATGGAATTTGCTCATGTATCCATTATTCTACAGACTTGATCAGTTTGTCAATTTCCAGTTTTGGAATGAAGGGTCGCCCGAATTTTTATTGAAGTTTCGATAATGCGCGCAACTAAAATATCGCTATCTTTTTTTTTAGGTTTTTGTTTTTTGGTCTGCCTCTTCATCATGCCTTTTTAAATCGATAAGAATTGCTTGCAATGTACTATCCACCGATTTTAACACAATGGTTACTTTTTCTTCTGTATCCTTGGCGTCGACTATTTCTTTGTTCTTTTCTTCGAGAAGTAATTTCGAAACATACACCAGCGCTATTATCGCAAGCGCCGCAACAACTCCGAACGGTGTTTCTTTTGCCAATAAGCCAAGTAAGTCTCCCATATTAAAATCCTGAAAGTCCCATCCTTTCGCAGAACTTTGAGAATCCGTTATTGTTGTATGTTGGCGTCGTGACAAACGATCCAGAATTAACAGTGACCTTTCCGCATTGTAAAGCGATTCGACCATCGCCACCTGATCCACCATCTTCGTCGCCGTCAACTCCCGAATGATTGTTATTTCGAATATGCGCGCCCGGATTTGCTGTAATGACTGCTCCGTTATTCCAAACAAACTCTTCACAAATCATAAGAAGCGAACCACCACCACCTGAACCACCACAACCGCCTTTATAGTTTGCCGCTGTCCCATTGTTTCCGTTAAACGTAAAAGAAGCAGTAGCACCCAAAACGATTCGTTTCGCAACGATGATAAATGAGCCTCCTCCTGATCCTCCGACGGTTCCGACGACTCCACCTGATCCGCCTCCGCCACCTCCGCCACCTCCGAGAGGTACGCCTGCGTCGAGAGTTGCACTTGATATGGAATTGCCAACAATTCCAGGGCCGCCACCTTGATTTAAGCCACCACCTGATCCAGTGCCGTTTTGCGAGTTGCCGGACGAGTTCACGCCGCCTGCTCCACCATTTCCTTGATCCCAAGGGCCATTTGTTGAGTATCCACCACCACCGCCACCGTTACCATTTGCCGCTGTTTGAGCGACGTTGTTCGCGCCAACTGTTCCTTCTCCTCTATTACCGACGGTATTAAATCCACCACCTGCGCCTCCCCGAAAGCCGTAGCCGTTCATGTTGATGTTGCCATTAAAGGTAGCTGTACCTCGACAAAATAGACCACCGTAGCCGTATCGAGCGCCATCCCACGCAGTATTGTTGATGTTCACACCTGAATTTTGCGTGAAACTTCGATAGCGAGGGAACTTAATCATTTGCGCGCCTGTCGTGTAGTTGTATGAAAGAGGAATCGCCATGACAAACGGACTGGCATTTCCATTAACTGACTGAATGATGTTCCACTCCATTTGCAAAGCGCCAGTTCCTTGCACTTGAATGATTAAAACCAAATCGCCATTTACGAAGCTTGCAGGGGTTGTGACCGCGAGAGAAGTCGAATATTGTGAACCTGTAACAGCGGAAAAAAGAGAATTAACAGCCGCACTTGCCGAAAGAACGATGTCGGAATCTTGACCCATTTGGAAAATTGGTGCGACTAAGTTTTGCATACATATTAAGCGGATGGTTGAATTAAAACATCAGCTCCGGCAATCGTTGACCCGATAGCAGTACAATCGAGTCGAAGTTCGTCGCTCGTATTAACCGAGGCATTTGTCATTGCGGCGTTTGTTCCAGATCTTGAACCAGCGGCAATCGTAACTGTTCCAACATCGCGCGCTTGCGTGACGTTATAAATACGCATTGTTAATCCAGCGCCAGTCGGACCCGTCAACGCGATAGCATCAAGACGATTAATCGCTGAAATTCCTGGTGGAACGATCCAGTTCAAACCTAAACCGTTTGTGACGTATAACGTTCCGTACACCCCGAACGGTGGGATTGCTCCCGAGTTTCCCAAAAGAAATCGTGTTCTTTTATCGGTAATATTTGCATTAACAATTGAGGTGAATCCGTTCGCAACGGCAATATCTGCAAGTCGATAAAAAGGATTTCCTGCACCAACCGCCGCTTGAACCGCCGCATCGCTTGGAGATACTGGAGATCCTGCAGGCGTTCCGTTAACATCCATAAACTTCAAGGCACTTGGGTTGTTGTTGGAAGCTGAGGACACAACCGATAAATCCACATACGCGACAAGTGCATCAATACGAGGATTTCCCGAAGCGTTTGCGGTAATTGTAACAACGGTTAAGGCGTCAATCCAAGTGTAAAAAAGATAATCTTGATAGGAAATTGCCAGATCTCCGATGGTTAAATCGACTGAGGCGTTTGGAGTTGAGTGTTGCGCGACTTGCAAATCTGCTTGAGCAACCGGCCCTTGACCGTTTGATGAAGCTCTTCGCAAAAAGCGCAAAGCTCCGTTTTCGTCTGTTTTTCCGCCATTACGGATTGCTAAAAATGCTCCCATAGGTTTAGGTTAATTTAATCGTACCACAACAATTGATAAATAAGCTAGATTGTCGTATCCGCCCAAGCGCCGCCGTTGTATGATTTTCGAACCTTGCCTGTTGCCGAGTTGTAATACAAACCAAATTGTCCGGTTTTCGTAACAGGCGGATCGGTTGCTCGAACAACGAGAGGAATGTAGCCTTGCCAGCCGTATTGTTGTTTTTGCAATGCCTTAACATCCGCTTGTAAATCGTTAATAATGTTTTTAAATCTATCTTGTAATGTGTCGTTTGAATAAGGTCTACCCATTTTTTGCTAAACTTGGATCTGATACATTGAGTGTAACATCCTCTTCATCGGCTTGTCCAAGCGCGACAGTGATCCGATCAATAATATAATATTTGTTGATATCTTTGAAAAGATTTAAATTTGAAACACTAATTCGAACCTGGTCTCCGACGTGTAGCTCCCCCACTTGTGGCGCATTTACTCTTCCCGAACCATCGTATTTAATTTGGTTAATAACCAAAGGATTTTTGTGGACATTTAAATGCGCTTGCGTCAAATTTGTGAGCTGGGTCAAATCAGTGACGTTTGGATAATTGACTCGATCATCTCGAATTCCGTAGCGCTGAGCGGTTACGGCGTCCGATAACGAAACAGTCAACTTATCACCAACTGCTCCCTTCCCGTCGCCTGCGAGCGTGTTAACAATCTTTGTCGGATCGACTGAGTAGATGATATCTTTGACGTTTCCGAAAGGATAGGAGAAAATCACATCTGATCGAACCACGCCAATTGCGGGGTGGTAAATATTGAACCGCTTGTCCCACGTAAACTCGAAATCAAAGCCGTTGGGTTCATTTGACATGTCCTTGAGTGCATCAAAAATTGTTTTATCGTCGTATTGCTGTAAAGGATAAACCGTTGTATTATCAACACTTGGGGTATTTCCTAAAACCAAACCACTATAATTTCCGTTTGATCCGTATTGGCGCGCAAGTGTATTGGCAAAAAGATCCTTAGCAATAAAAAGCCCAGTTTGCCCGGTGTAGGTGGTCGTCACTCGACGGGATTTCATCAATTCAAACCAACCGCTTGCTGTGAATTTTGCTCGTCTATCTCCCCCGACATTGCCATCCCAAACGCCTAGCTCTCCTGCAGTAATAACAGTTCCGTACCGCGCCACTCGAACTTCGGTAATGCAACTTTGAAACAAATCGGACATGTTGATATTAAGTGTTTTGCAAAGCGTGTTAATTTTATCGATTGAACAATCAAAGTGAATCGAGTCGGGATCATTTCGAGAAGTTACAAATTGTCTATTGTCGGCAATGCCAGTCAGATCTGCGAAAAATTGTCCGTTAACATAAGCAAGAAATTGATATTTGCTTTTTGGTGTATATGAAATTCGATTATCAACGTAGCCAATAACTGCAGGTGCTGGGGTTGGGATGATATTACAATTGTCAAAATAGAAAGATCCTGGGCTGACTTCGTTTTGGAAACACGTTCCTGCCAAGAGCAGTGAAACCGCTGTAATTGTCATGCCGTGAGTAAATGTTCCTTGTGAAGTGAATGTTTTTCCGTCTGAGGACGTCCACCAAGTAATAACACCGCCTGATTCTGAGATTTTCCACCATCGATGTTGGCCAGGATCGTAGGTAAACGACGCAATGTTATTTTTGCTCCCAGCTTTCATGTATTGAGCAATGAGCGTTCCGCCCTCATAGATCCAACGGAACCAATTTGTCGCGTCTATCTTGATACGAATTTCAGCATCAGCGAGCGTTCCAGGGTTCGGGACGGCCTGCACTTGAAAAAAGGCATAACTCCCTGTCAAATCATACGTGGTTGCTGAAACGAGATCTCCATCCGTTGCGGATGTTGAAGCGGCTGGATAGCTCATTTCAACACGTTTATTGTTGAGAATAAGCTTCGCTCCTCCGAAAACGAAAGGAATCCAATTCGCCGAAAAATTATCCGCGTCAAATGCGTCGATGAGTGTTTCTAGTTTTGCTGGCATAGTTTAAACTCCAATATAGGCACTGCTGTAATCGAAGCGAGCGTTTCCAAGATCTGCAGAAAGCCCACTTCCCATTTTGATAAGATTGTCTCCAGGTTGAAGCGATAGCCACGTATTTGAAATATTGAAATATTGCATAGCGTTTGTTGCTCCGTTAAGAACCATTGTTTTATTGACCATGTCGACAACTAAAGAATCTCCTGCTAAAAGAGTAATGTTTGCTTGAAACGATGCACCAGTTGTTTGATTGATTATGTAGGGCGAGGTCAGCGGCCCATTAAACGTCACGACTGGGAAGGTATCGCTATCTCCTGCATTGGTGATGATTTGTGATCCCCCACTTTTAGCGGCGTAGGTTAATGGATAAATTGCGGGATATGTCGCTCCACCTCCTGTTGGTACTGAAACAGTTACTTTTTGCGTCGAGGCTTCATAAAGATTTGGATCGGGTGCAAAAAGATCGATGATAAATTGACAATGATTAGGTGATTTCTCGATAAGTTGGAGCGGTTGACTAGGAAAACAATTTGTTTGCAAAGTCAGTCCGTCCATTGTGGTGAATTTCAAAAGAATCGGTTGCGCGATATTGAGCGAGTTTTGCACGATACGAAGCGCGTTTGATAACCCTCGTCTGTATTGCAAGTAAGTTGCAATTATCGGATGATAAATTCTTCCAGTAAGTTCAATTGTTCGACCGTCGTAATACTCATTTGGCACAACTGCGCCGTGTTCGCCTGGCTTTTGATAGGGATTTAATCGAACCCCAGGATATTCAAGTCCTTTGATTGGAATTTCGACAACGAAGCCAATTTCAGCACTATTGCTGTGAATTTGCAGATTATTTAAAAACATTGATTGCATATTATTTAGCTCCTGAAACTTGTAACCCCACGTTTCGATTGAAGGTATTCAAATCAAATGGCGTGTTATTTGTCACGTTATTGGTAATGTTTATACTTGATGCCCCGTATGCGTTTTGCAAACTAAGCGCTGATCCTGCTCGAACTTGCGGATTGCTCGACGATCCTCCACCGCCTCCACCAAGTTCTGCGATGTGACCGAATTGAATTTTCATGCCAGGTATTTTTGAGGCGATTCCGTTAAGTGCATCAATCATTGTATTGAGTCCTCGAATAACGGTATTGACCATATCTGTTATTTTTCCAATAACCCAACCGACAGCGTTTGAAACACCGTTGGCCATGTCCCAGAAAAATTGTTGCGTTTCTTTTATGTGCATTTTTAGAATAATAAAAGCGGCGACAAGTGATCCCACAACCAACGCCGCAATACCAGTCGCTGTGACCATAAAGGCCGCTCCGACACCGATCAATCCGCCAATTCCTGCAATCAACGCAACGACCCAACCTGCAAAAGCAACCAACGCGATAACCAAAACCCCAGCAACAACACCAGCTAAAATTGCGAGTGCTTCTCGATGTTTATTAACCCACATCGACAAATCGATAATTGCTTTTGAAACAGTAATAACTGCCTGCAAAAATGATTTAAAGAAGTTGGCGACTTCTTCTCTATGTGTTTTCAAATAATCCAAAAAGCTTTGGAGTCCTTTTTTCATTTCGTCAAACGCTGATCCTTGATTTAATTCTCCGAAGTGTTTATTTTCTGTTCCGTCGTCGTTAATTGCTTTCATGTCAAAACCCATCGCGTCGAGTGCTAATTGTTGCAACTGTGTTTGTGTTGACGAAACAATACCTTGAAAAGTATTCATGTGATGCTTCATTGCCTCAAAGTACATGCCGCCTTTTTCAGTCGACATTGCGAGTGCTTTTTCAACATCCTGAAATGAGAATGCACCGGATGTCACCATCTCTTTGATTTCTTTTGCTGTCACCTTTGAGGAACTAACCATTGCGGCTCCTGTTGTGACTGTTGTTTTTCCGAATTGACCCATCTTCTCAGTATTGAGTTGGACGGTATTGTGCAATCGCTCAAGTGTTTGTTGATGTGTGAATGCCGCTTTTTCAGCTTTGGTATGTGAGGTTGAAAGAAACGCTATTTTCTCGTTTGCGAGTGCGGTTGAGTCCGTTAATCGCTCGGTTGCAAGTGCAGTTTTTGAAGCGGCTGAGGCATGTGCCGTATGAACTGCTGTTCCAGCGGCCATTGTTCCGTTAAGTTGCGCCATTGTTCCGCCTGTTTTATTCACGTAATCAGCAAGCATTTGATAAATCGGGATGTGCGCTCCCAGCGTAAAAATACGAGCTTCATGCGCTGTTAGTTTTTGCTGAGTGTTAACTTCTCCCAACGCAAAACCCAACTCGTTTAGTTTCGCCGCGTTACCTAGCGAAATATCCCCCAGCACTTTAAGATCTGGCATAATACGATCTTGCGCGATACCGAAGGCTAAAAGCTGTTGCGTCGCGCCTGTTAATTGTTCGAAGTTAAAAGAGGTGTTTGGCTCATATTGCGCGATATCAGACATCATTTTCGAACCTGCTTCGACTGATCCAAGCAAAACGTCAAACTGTGTTTTGACTTGTTCAAACTCTGAGGCGCTATCAACCGCAAATTTGACGACTTCGCGAGTGATGTTTCCAATTTCTTCTCCAATTCGAGCAAAATTAATCCCGAGTGCGATTTCACCAGCTCTTTGCAGAGATTCTCCAAATCCTTTAATCGCAGAAGTTGCTTTGTCGGCATCTCCCGTGTTTGATTTAATTCGTAACTCGCCTGTTACCGGCTCTAGTGATGGCATAATTTTAGTATAGACGGAAAGCTAACTACTCGGCAATAACTTCCTCAGCGTCTTTTTGCATTTGCGCTTCAATATCCCACATGATGAAATCGTTGTAGACATCGACCAAGTCGACCTCTTCTCGAAATTGCTTTGGGGTTAAACGAAATTTCTCTCGATATTTTAGGATGACGTATTCTGTGGGGGCACTACCTCTGATTTCTTTGTCGAGGTGGAGGATGAGCTGTCTTTTTTTTTATCTGTCATGATCAGCTTGTCGAGTCCCAACTCCTTATTGATCAAGGCAACGTCAAACTGTGAAAGGGCGCGCCCAATATTCTCGCTGGTGATTGGTGCTGGGCTTCCGTCTTTTTCGGTGAAATTCCACTCTCGAATAAGCTTTTCAAGCATGATGTTTCCAGCTTCAGTTGCATCTTCGGGCAAGCTTTCAAAAGTATCGCCTTTTGGATTCTTGAGGACAACGACATACGCATCGTCAGTTATGAGGTCAATTCGTTTTAAATTTTCTTCTCCAAGGATCGGCATAATAATAAGTTAGCAGAGTTAGACAATCAATGTCAACTATGTTGAAATGTTGTTCAACACTTTAATATCCATCATTTGACCGTCAGTTGGATTGTAGTTTGGAGAGCCGTCAATATCAGCATAAATGATTTTTCCGCTATCAAAATCTCGTTTACTGGTTTTATATTTCAATTGATTAAACGTGATACGAAGTTCATAGCCTGATTCTGAGAAGTGACGAATAACAAGCGCTTGATTTCCAACGTTTAGCCATCTGATTAATTCGTTTGGTGTGTCAAAGAATAATTTCAAAGCTACTTCTGCGTCTGTTTGCAGGCGAACCAATGATGCTGGATCAAATGATCCTGAACGGTCAGAGCCTTGTTTCTTTTCGAACTTGTGCATCAGTTTCCATTTACCAGCACCGTTCTCAATTGGTGTATGTGTTGCTGAAAGAGCGGCGGAAGCAGTTGCGCCAAACCTGAATTCGGTTCGAGCCCAAAGGAAAGGAGTTTTGATTGTGTACGAAGCTGTTTGTGGTCGAAGATAAATAAAATCTCCTGCTGCAAAAGCGGCGGCCGTTGCGCCAAGAATAAGCGTAATACCATCAACGTTAACGGTTCCGATGGTTGTATTGGTGATAAGTGAGCCGTCTGATTTATAAAGAGCAACTAAATCTCCAACAACCAAACCCTTTGTCGGTGCTGGGTCTTTTGTGGTGTCGAGTGTAATAGTGGTGGTTGAAACGGTTGCGATTTGTCCGACTAAGAATGATCCTCGCGCTGAAACTTTAAGACTAAATTTCATTTTGTTTTTGTCCCATATCGGAGCTATCTCTTCAGCCATTACACCGAAATATCGCTCAACGATTGCGCCTTTTGCCAAATCGATTGTGTATGAGTTTGAAAGTCCCTCAGTAAACGGATGCGTGTAGGGGCCGCCACCAGTTACGGCTGATTTAGCGAAAATCATATCGAGAAAGTATTGCGCGGTGTTTGGTTCAGCGAGAACTTCCAAATCTCCCTCATGTGAACGAAGACCCATAAACTGATTGAAAGGATTTGAACGAACGCCAGCAATCGGATTATCTTGATCGAGATTTAAATTGGTATTGAGTGTTGATTTATAAAATTGAAAGAAGATGTTCGGCGTCAAAGCAACCCCAGCGGTAACTTCTGGAATCATTGCCCCATACCCTGTATTTGCGAGTCGTTCTGGCATTATTTAGTTTCCTCTCTTTTTTCAGTTCCTTGAATTGTCGTTGCTGTTTGTGGTGGTGTTGGTTGACCCTGTGATGGCGCAGAAGCTCCGACAAGTTCGAAATTGGAGTTCTCTATTACTTTGTCCGTTTCGATCGTTTTACCGGCTTCTACAAGCCCGATGTTTGGCAAGATTTGATCTTGGTCTGTTTTATTCCGATAGGTTGCCATAATTAAATAGTAGAGTGTATCTTTCTGCTTGTCAATCTTTAAACTTTGTTAGGCGTTTGCTCAAATCTTGTTATGGTAACAAAAATATGCGCCTCGCCTGTTGGGTCTTCATCCATGCCGTTTCGTGGAACGTCGCGATATTTGACCTCGATTTCTTGATTAAGCGCGTAGTTGCCAAGCGTGAAGTTTTGACGAAGTACCCCGAGAATGGTTGTTGCATCATATTTTTGCGTTACAGGATCTTTGCCTTGCACCATTAACTCCAAGCCTTTTTTCCATTCCATTGTGTCGTCGTTGAAATCGTCGTTATAGTCTTTCTTATTAACGATAATGGCAATGTCGAGTTTTTCAACCAATTCATCAGCACCAGTCGGCCCTTGTTTTACTTTCGTGTCATGAAGATCAACCGCGATACAAGGTTGATTATCGTTATCGATTTCTCCCGGGTCGCCGTAATAGAATTGTTTGAAGTAATTCCCGTACTCCCAATTTTTGAGCAGGTCGAGAATGATATCAACGGTAGTTCGTGCGTAATTTGATTCTTGTGCCATAAATTAAAGCGAGTTTAGTTGTCGATTGATATTATTAACAATTAAATCCCGAATGGTTGTTGCTCGACCTGAATCGACAACCAACAATTCACGTTTTGGCATTCTCGTCGTTCCCTCTTGGTGAAAAGCCGCGTAGTAATCGCCTCTATCGTTTTGCGCTTCGTTTTTTACTTGTAAATAATCAGCGCCAGTGTACATATTCCAACCGTTTTGCATTGCCCCTGACGCAATAAGAATGCCGACCATTCCGAACTTGGTAGCTTTATAAAATGCGTAGTTTTCATTGAGTTGCGCCCACCTTCTCCCGTAGACAGCACCCTCGCTGGTGAACACTTCGCCTGTTAAAAACTTAATCCACCACTCGCCCACCTCTTGATAGACGTTTCCAAGATTTTCAAAGATATTTTTCAGGTGTTGGACTTGACTTAGTGCTTGGTCTTTTCCTGTAACAACGACTTGAATTTCTAGCATATTAGAACCTCTTTGCCATCGTTACCATCGGGCCAACGTCAACGCCGTTGTCCATTGTTGTATCGTCAGGCCATCCGTCAAGCAACGTTGTTTTTGCCATTGGTTGCTCGTTTGAATCCAAAAGAACGGTGTCATTGAGTTGAATTTCAGCGAGCTTTTGCATTGCGAGATCTGCTTTTGCTTTTCCGTCTTTTGAAGATCCTGGCTTGGTGATACCGAAGTTCTTGGAGAGAAAATATCCTGCAGTCAAAAGTCTTGCAATGTTTTCAATTAAGGGAGGCGTAAAAAATGCTCCGTTTTGGGTTTGCAACGGCATCAAGTATCCAGCGGCGGCCAACTTTCCTTTAATCTCAGACTCTGCTTCCGCGCGTCTTGCGGCTATTTGTGTATCGTCAAGCTTTTGCACTTTCCCAAGGCCTGCTTCGTCAACGATGTCGGCAATCGAAACATAATGCCCCCAACCGCCACCTCGAACAGCCTCTGACAGTGAAATATCTGTTTCGAGTGAACTTGTCGGATTGTAGTAGGTGAATTTATACCAATAAGTAGAGCCTCCAGCATTATCGGTGTAGTAGGAAAATGATTGATCAACATCAAGATTAACCGTACCCAAAACGCCGTTGCCAGTGAAAACACTATCTGCAGGCGGTGTGCCGTCGATGTTGAGCGCTCGATACACACGAATCTGATTTCCAAAAAGCTTAATGACACGCTCATGATTTCGATGTTGGAGATTTAAATTGGAGGAAAGTGTCACGTTGTTGCCTGAAATACTCAAGATTTGGCGCATTTCTCCTGTTTCTCTTGCTGGGTTTAAGACCAAATAGTCATTTGCACTGGCATTTTGTGAGTTGATCAGAGCGGCTATTGCTTGTGCTGGAGCGGCGTCTGCTCCTAGCTCTAACTCTTCAAGAATATTGATTGCCGAGAAGTTAGGAAGTGTCAATGTTTCAATGGTTGGCATGGTTTTATTCTACAGTTTATTGTCCCGAGTACGCAATACGGACGAATTTTCTGCGTAATTAACATCAATCGGGTCTCTTGATTGCGATTGTTCGGTTCGACTTGTTTCTCCTTTAACTCGCAATGCTGTTCGATCTTTAATTAATCGCAAAATGGTTGGCAATGTTCCAATAACTGCTGGAACTAATTGTGAATAGATGAAGTACAGCCCATTTGTAAGATATTGCAGCCTTGGATAGTCGAAAACTGGCTGATTTGTTGGTTGTGCCCATTTATCAAGTTGCGCTACTTCTTTTTTCGTCAATTGGTTGTTGTCGATAAACAAGTTTGGATAGAAATATTGCAAGCGCTTTATGTCGGGGATAAATTCAGGCAATTTAAATTGCCATTTTGAAACATCGGGACGCTCTGCTTGTGTGAGTTGTTGCATATCGATAAAGAAAGACGGATAACCATATTGCAGGCGCGCAAGATCTCGGAATGTTTCGTCTAAAATTGGTCTAAACTTGTCTAAACTGACTCGCTCTTTAGACGTCAAATTCTTATTATCAGGGAATGTATACGGATAAAGATACTGCAATCTGATCAAATCTCTCCATTTCTCATCATTTATTGGCAAAAACTTCGAAACATCCACTCGCTCTTTTTGCGTGAGTTGTTGCATGTCGATAAAAAGTGCTGGATAAGTATACTGTAGACGGGACAAATCGCGGTACTTATCGTCCTGAATTGGTGCAAATTTATCAATGCTCACTCGTTCGCGCAAGCTCAGCACCTTGTTGTCAATAAAGGACGACTCATACAGATATTGTCGCTTTGGTGAAGCAAAAATATAGTCGTCGCGGATTGGTGCATATTTATCAGGCGAGATGATTACAGCCACCACTCGCGGGGTTAAAGGACTTGTTTCATAGAGATATTGCACTTTTTTAGTGTCGTAAATGAAATCGGGTCGAATCGGTGAAAACTTATCAACGGTGACTCTTTCCTTTAACGTCAAAAGAACGGTGTCGATGAAATCATGATCGTAAAGATATTGCAACTTCGGATAAGTTAGTATAAACGGTGGCATGATTGGTTGAAACTTGTCTATTTGTGGGCGCTCCTTCTTCGTCAATTGCAACACGTCAATAAAATCGTAATCATAAACATATTGTCTTTGTGGAAGTATTCGAAACGTGTCAGGTAAAATCGGTGCAAATTTATCAACTTGTGGACGCTCCGCCTTTGTCAATGTGATTGCATCCAAAAAGCTATGGTCGTAAAGATATTGCATTCGTGGAATTGAGAAAATAAAGTCTTGCCTGATTGGTGCAAATTTATCGACTTGCGCTCTCTCCTTTTTTGTCATTTGTACGGTGTCGATGAAATCATGATCATAGCTATATTGTCGTTGTGGAATAATTCGAAAGGTGTCGGGCAATATTGGCGCGAACTTATCAACTTGCACTCGCTCTTTTTGGGTCAGAATCTTTTGATCCATTGAGAGCGATTCATACATGTACATTGAATTGACACGCGACAAGGATGGTTGATTTGTTTGCGCCAAATAGCCTGCAGGGATCAAGCTAACTGGTGTTGAGTCAACCGATACCCAAAGCGTTGAAATATCTGCTCGATTGGTTCCTGTTGTTGAGATGTTTACGCCAACTTGCGCCGTGTCCAAGAGTGCTTTTGTCCATGCGGCGGCATCTGGGTTTTGATACGTCACCAAAGGATAGTTTTTAGGAGCGGCATTGGCATTGGTTCCCCACGTTGTTGAGTTCGGCGTAATAGCGCTACTGGAAGAGACCGTTCCCGATGCGGCTTTTTTAATTCTTGCTTGAAACGCCGCAACTGCGGTGGCAACTGAGGCTCGATATCTCACTCCGACAGCGACAACGTTGATTGTGTCGCCTGCTCCGATAGAACTTGGCGTATCGGTCAAATTAAAGTCGTCAATATGACCTGAGGTAATATCTCCATTAAATGTCGTCACGTCGTCGGGTGTTACTTCGGATGCGCGAGTAAAGTTATTTGCCGAGCCTGCTGTTCCGCCTGTTTGTGTTGCAAATGCGTTATTGTCACCTGCCGCGTTTGGTTGTAAGTGAATAATTTGTCCGGCTCCTGGGAATGAGTTTTGATTTCCACCAGTTGCGTCGTTGATTGCAATGTCGTCAAAGTAAAAGTCACCAGCACTTGCCGCGTTTCCGTTAGCGTCGATATTTGCTCCTATGAGCAATTGATTAACGGTTTCCGTTGCGCCAGTTACGCCTGATTCGGTTGCAACGGTCACGCCGTCAACTAAAAGCGTAATGATATTGCTTGTTTTGAAGGTTCGAATCTCGATTCGATACCATTGACCAGTGACGAGCGTTTTAGATGAGGCTAAAACAGTTCCGTTGTTGTCTCCGAGTGAAATAAGACCCGCTGAGCTGAGAAGGACAAATGCCGAGTCGTTGGTGGCACTATTCCAAAGTGAAGCGATAAGTGTATTTCCGTTAGGAAGTGTCCCAGCGCGAAAGTAAAAACGAGCATAGATATCAGTTGAAAGATCAGTCGCTGAGAATTGATAGGAGAAGTATTTAGCAGTAGCGGCAACGATACTTGTAACTCGACCTGCAAAGCCACCTGTTCGAACGGTTGTGTTTTGGATTGTTGGAGATCCAACGATTGTGGTAAATTCCACGCCTGCAGTTACTGAGTTTAATTCAAAACCTGATTGCCAAAGTCTCGCCATGCTTTTAGTTTACCATCAGTGCATGAGGATTAGAAAACAGGAATGTTGGGGTTTTTGCGTTGAATTTCATCAGCGAGTTTTTGATTTTCGTCGTGTTGCGCTTTATTTTGCTTTCCCTCAACGGTTTCGAGCCATTTTTCCATGAAAACACATTTTGTCATGCAAGCGTAACTGCCACAAAGCGTACCCGGGCATTTGGTGCAATAGCCTCGAAGTCGACCCGAGCCTGGAAGCACTGTCCACATCAAACCGCAATGGACGCATTGTGCGGTATAAAACTTGGTTTCTGATCCGTCAGCGTTGAAGAAAGTAATCTCGCCGTTGGGTTGTCGATGTTTATCAAATCCGTTAATCTCTGAGGCCATGAGAAAATTATAACAAAACTAAGCGGCGTGTGGAAGTTCTGCGTCTGGATATACTCTTTTGAAAGCGGCGTGGTAGCATTCTTTACAAACCTGTTTTTGCCTTGCGACAACTGCGGTTGTGCCGTTTTCTTGAACTGCGTCGACTTTTGATTCAGGAGAAACAAAACCAGTTCCTTGAACGCACTCAGGATAATCTGGAATGTCATTTCCGCAATCAGAACATTTATTCTGGTCTGCGTGTGGTTTGTCTGATAATACTTTTGTTTCTTGATCACTCATATTTTTATTATACTATTCCTCAAACGCAATTGAAAAGGCATAGTTCGCGGTTGCGGATGCAACTGCTGACATTAAGGCCAAACCGTTTGCGGCTGTTGCTGGAATAACAATTTCACCTTGTGGATATGCAACCCATCGAAATGTTGCTCTCTGATTTTGTGGGAATTGCTGAGGGAATGAAGAAGCGGTCAAAGTCGGATTAACTGACCATGATGTATCAAGACCTGTTCCGAGATAAGCACCGTCTGCTGGGTCAAGCGCTAAAGGTGTAACAGTGGTTGACTGTGTACCTCTTGCTGTTGATCGTTGCAGTTGAAATTTAGCGGCGTTATCTGCTGGGGTTGCGTCAGATCCTGAAACGATTTCGTAAAGTCTAACTCTCTTGGAAGCAGATCCAACAAGGTTAAACATCGGCGCTACTGCCGAGACTGTGTTTGTTGCGTTTGTAGTTGCTCCGTATCTTGCTCCCATAGGTTATGTATTCAGTTTATCTTGATTCTAAACAGCTTGTCAATAGCTAAGGTTACGCCACGTAATCTTCATAGAGTAACGTGACAATGACATTTCGCACTGGAGTTTGATTTGCACTAAAAATAGGATTGATAGAAATAACATCAGCAAGCGGTGTCGAGATTGGAACGTTTGCGGCCGTTAACAAATCAAAGTTGGTTGTATTTACGGCAACGCCTGATTTTGTATACAGCGTATCGCCGTCCGCGTCTTTGATTGTCACTGCGACAGTTGCGGCTCCATCAACAGCGGCAGGTGTTTTAATTTTAACGCCGAGTAATCGACCGGAAAGAGATTTCGTTGGAGCGGTTGTTGGAACGGTGTTGTTCGTAGCATCGCAAGCAATGGTGAATGGCAATTTGCGAATTCTTCTCATGATAGATTAAACCTCTGGAGCCCTATTAGCGTCTTGTGCGCTTGGCAATGCTTCTTTGTTTGCAGTTGCGGCAGTTGCGGCGGCTTCTTTTGCCTTTATTTCCTCTTCGGTTAATTCTTTGCCGAATTCATCGTAAACTTTCGCGCGCGTTGTTGGCTCAGGTGTTGTGTCTTTTGGAAGCGTTACATCTTTGCCAGTTACAGGAGTGTTGTCTTTTGCTACTTTTTCGCCTTTATCGTTGACTGCTTCGCCCTTCTCTTCGAGTGCTTTCTTCTGCTCTGCTGTCAAAGCGGCTTCTGCAACATAGCCACCGTTTTTATTAACGTCGAATTTTTCAGTATGAGGAGCCTGTGGTGCGCTGGTGAATGAAACACCTTCGATTGAATCGTCAGAAAGCTTTGCTTCTTTAGCGGCAATCAAATCTTGCGCTGTTTTGTCGTCAATGTCGTGATAGGTCTGAAAAGGAATCAAATAAAATTCGTTGTATTTGATCTTTGAATTTTCGAGTATTGTGATCTTCATAATAATAATTTAGCAGACTTAGACAGCGGTTGTCAACTAGACTTGTGCTGTTATTTCGTCAGAAATGTAATAAAAAACAAAGTTTCTTGAAGCATTCGGTGCTGTGTTGGTTGTTACTAAGTTTTTTGCAACAGCGGCCGCATCTCCCACAACGGTTGCTCGTGTTGTTTCATACACTTTGTTTGCAGATCCTGAAAGGTATGCTCCAGCATCTCCGTTGAGAAGTCTTCGAGACAAACCAAGAGCGGCAGAGATACCAACGTTTAAGGTGGTAGCGGCGACAGTTGGCAAAACGATTGAGCTAACAGATGCAAAAGCGTTAAGTGTGAAAACAGGAACAGCGCCAGCAAGTGCAATCACTTCGGAAAGTGCATTTCCTCTTTTATCAAGTCCGTTAATGGTGACGTTTGCAGTTGTTGCACCGGAAGCGACGAGTTGCAGTTGTCTAGCGACATCAGGTTGTGCCACGAAAATGGTTACAGTGCCACCAGCCGCGAGAGATTGAGCGTTAAGCATGGATGTTGCATTTGCAGCTAAAGGAGCGGTAAATTTGTCAGCTACGACGTAGCCCTTTTTTGATTGAAAGGATTCGCCTGCGATTCGGTCTGTTTCATTGCGTTTGAAGTTAGGCATAGCATTTAGTTAACAACTGTGGCGATCCACCAAGCGGCCTCCTTAGCAATAACATATTGCTGGTAGTATTGGCGAACACCGACCCAGTCACTAAATGCGTCTGGAGCAGGATCTCTCCAAGTAAGTGTTTGGCGAGCGCCTTTTTGCAGTGTGTAACCAAACGAAATAGCTCGGATTGCTGCTCGTGGGTTGATGTAAAGAACCCATACATTTTTACCCCAAAGATATGAAATAGCGTCGGTTTGTGCTTCGTTTGCCGTGTTGTATACAGCATCAGGAATCAAAACTTGTCCTGAAATGTCAAAGATTTGTTTCAAAAGATCAGCGGTAACTAATCCGAGTTGTGAATATTTGATTCTCTCAAGAATTTGAGGGTGATTTCTCAAAACAGAATACACTTCGTATGTGATGACCAAAGTGTTTGGTCTTTTACCAAGAATTGCTTTCTTTACACCGTCAACAGCGGTTCGAACATCTCCGATAGGGTCAGAGTTTGCATAATCGTCCCAACGTGCGGTTCCAGCCAAGGTTGTTTTGTTAGCTCCTGTGAAATTGGTTGAGCTTGTCATTTGAGTCAAAGCGTCGTTTTCTTTGTTTAAAACCATTCTCTCAGTGACGTTGTTTGTTGCGTCGATGTCTGGGTCAAGTGGTGAAACTGCCTGGTCTCTTATTTCGTCTTCAACTCTTTGTTTGAGCATGTGATCCAAAAGAGGGCCGTATGTTTGCTGAGTCAAACCGTACTCGACAACGTTTGCCTGTTGTCCGGGTGAACGCAAATCGTTAACGATGTGGAATTTCGATTTGTCGTAGACGAAGTAAAGACCTGTTCTGAATTTTACAGGAATCATTGGGAAGATAGAATCCGCAATCAAAACGTTTTCGTTATTGCTCCAAGCAATTGATACGTTTGAAAGTATTGCGTTTGCGTAAACTTGTCCTTGTAATGGTCCGATATTTGGCATAATTTTATTAAATATTAAACTCTAGTATTAAGTCAATGACTAAGCGTGGTAGAAGTGTCCACCACTCATCATAACTTCAAATCGATCTCCTGAAACTGCTGATTCTAAAGCGATTCCGTAAACTTGGTCAGCGGCGGTTACAGTTGTGATGAATTGACCTGAAGCGTTAACGGTAACACTATCACCCTTTGTGATTGTTCCACCGGCAATTGCGTAAGTCGTTGGTCCGAAAAGCAAAACGTGCGCTTCATCTCCTGCAGTCGGGTTGTTCAAAAGAATTCCGATTGCTTTCAGAGTTTGCGCGTTTGATAAAACGATCGAGTTAGCATTTGAGCCGTCGAGTGAAACACCGAGATATTGTTTCCCAGCGGCCGACAGGTCGTTTGTTGATAAAAATGTTCTTTCGCGTGATGGATTAAATACTCCCATAGGTTATCTTTCTACTGCCGCAATTGGCAGATTTTTGTTATATTCGGCATAGAGTTGAGGATTCTCAACTGCTGCTCGACCGATTGCTTCGCTGTATGTCATGCCTTTGACTTTCTCCATTAACTCTTTTGCTTTGGTGTCCAAATCATTTCCTGCTTGTGATCCTGAAACTTCACGAGTTCCGCCTTTTTCGGTGAAGATTTCTTTCTCAGGAAGCGCTTTCAACTGAGCTTTGTATTTAGCGGCATTTTCCTCGGTCATTGTCATGAGCAAGTCAACTGCTGTGTCAATTTGATCGACTGGAAGTTTTGATCCTTTATCGGAGAAAACCAATTCTTTCACTTCTTCTTTGAGTTCTGCTTTTCGGAGTTTTTCGTGTGCGAGTACGCCTTGACCTGCTTGTTTTTTCAGGGCTTCAACTTCTTCAGCGGCCATTATCACTTGACCTTCTGCGGCTTTAACGACTGGGGTTTCTTTTACTTCAGCTTTTTTGTCTTCTGCGAATCCTTCAGTTTTTGCTTCTGCAAATGTCAGCTCTTCTTTGTGAGCGACGACAAAAGCCTGCTCGTCGGATGTTCGAGTGGTCTTTTCTTTTGCGAGTATTGTTTTAAGTTCCATAGGTTTTTTGTCAGAGCTGTTGTTTTCTAGCTCTAGGAAAAGCGTAAAGGATTTATTTTCGCCTGTCAATAGGGCATTTTGCTCAGCTTCATTTCCTGCCTCGTTCATCATCAGCGGAGGCAAATCTTTCTTAAACATTGGCTTGTTTACGAGTCCTCCTCCTGTCATCACGTTGTTGAGTCGGACGTCGGTATTTTCAGGATCTGCATATCTCGGATGGAACTCGGGAGAATAGAATTTATAAATTTTATCCTTCAGCAACTGTTTGCCCAGCGTTGTCCACTCGATATCTCCGTAACCGCCATCCTCTTCGGCTGAAATTGATTTGATCCAACCAGCGGCGGCGTCTTTGTGCGATGTGGTTCCGTGTTCGACGTCGATTGGAAGTCCAGCGTCTTTACCGCCAGCTCTAATTCCCTCGTTGAAGTGTTGTGCCATTTCTTCGATTGCTTGCTTGGTGATGTTTACTTCGCCGTATGATCGGGTTTTGTATTTCCCGACTGGCACGAGTTTTATTTTGCTTGGTGGTTCCCCATTGTCGCCTTCGGCAAAAGCCATTACGTCGATGAGTGGTCGAATTCCTGAAATTTTCATAGGTCTGAGAATATCTTGCAGAGTTTTCCAGCGCTTGTCAATATCCGTTAACGGAAAAATCTAAAACGAAAAAAGGGAGTGTGCGAACAAACTTTTTCAAAAGTGAAAAAGTGACTCTTCTCTCTTCCTTCTATTTATATTCCCTCTAGACGTACTTTGTTCGAACAATGTTCGTACCAACTTCGAACATGATACGAACTTAGGCACAAAAACAGTCAAAAAGCATTAAAAAAAGTCTATCAAACTATATCAAAAAAAAGTTGAGAAACAAGAAAAAAGTTGTTTAAAAAAATAATAAAAAGTTAGTCGTTTTTGTCGGAATATTCGACGTCGCAACGACATCCTCCATGTGCTAGTGGACCCATTAATCCGTTTCGAAAAGGTTCGTCGATTTTGACTGTTTGCCCGTTGGTGTTTCCGCAAATGTAATCTTTTGCTTGAGCGCCTAGCCACGTTTTGTACAGCAAGTCTTCAGCAAACGCCACGCCCTTTTTACCCTCCATGTAGCTTGTCAATGTTTCGTATTGCGCGATGAAATTACCTCGAAATCCGTTAATCATGACTCTCTGGATTCGTTGATCAAGTTCCGTTCTCGTTTCCCCTAAGTCGACCGCTGTTTTGATTTGTTTTTGTAAACGTTTTTTTGTCGTGTCGTTGATTTCTTTCGAAATATCAACCGCTCTTTTGGTGATCTGTTTTTGCAAATCTTCCGACGTAACGTTGACTAATCTGCCTAGACTATAAGCTATTGCCAATATTCCGAGATTTGTACCTATAGTATTGTGTTGTTCAATGATCGGTGCAAGGGTTTGATCCTCTATCCCCCACTGATCTTCATACAAATAATTGTCTGACTCGTCCATTTTCACCACATATTGATTGATCAAGCTGTAGCGATTGTCGTATTGTGAGCGGAAGTATTTCATCAAATCACGCTTGTAAAGAATGAGTGCGGTAATGAGCTTTTTAAACTGCTCAGGATTCTTTCGATATGAGTTTTCCCAGTTCTCACCCGATAGCGATTGTTTGAAAATAAAGGATTCGAGAGCGTCGTCAACGCCTCGCAGTTGTTGGAGATTTAGTTCTTTAACATTGATTTGCATGGTTTATTCATTTGCTCTTGTGGAAATTTCACTCTCGATTTGACTCTTCAATGACAAGATATCCTCAGCAAACGAAAACGCTTCGGTGTTAACCATGCGCTGTGGTCTCGCTTTGTCGGTTGGTTTGTCTCCTGGCATTCCTGGTGGCGGTGGTGGGAAGCCAATCTTTCGACGTTGAATATCCTTTTCGTCTTGATCCGCAAGCTCCATCGGCGCTGGAAGATCCATTGTTTGTCTGACGTATTTATCAAGCTCCTCGTCTGGGACAATGACGCCTGTTGAAACTAACCATTGCATTGCTTGTGCCAATTGAGCAAAGTCGACTTGACCAATACCACCCACCTCAAGCGTTGGGTATTCTGATTCTTGTGTGCCAGTGAAATTCAAATCAATTAACTCTCGAATAGCCAGGTTAAGTTGCTCTTGAATAAGCTTGGCCATGTATTTCAGACTGACTAAAAACAACTCTGATTGATCGTCTGATAAATTCTTTGTCCCAGCACTTGAAGCTCCCATATCCAAAAAGTGCGCTAAGAACGCTTTGAGTATTTGGCGGTCGTGGTGAAGCACCATATCTTTGACGTTTTTCAGCTCCTTTGCTTTGGTGTCGATGTATTCAACTGAAAAGCCAATAGGTAAATCAATGTAGGACTGCTCATTAACACGCATGTTTTTGGCAATAACTTTCGCTCGGGCTTTGTCTTTTGGATTAGCTTGTGGCGGAACCTTGATAATTGGCACTCCCATTCCTTGACGTTCTGACGCTATGGCGTCAATCTTGTATAACGTGTCTTTATAAAACCACGGCTTGTAGGCGGCTCTTAACAGCGAAATGCCCTCATAATTGGCTCCTTCCATTTCATTGACAAACATCATTAATTTCCACTGAGGAATTTGTACATTGCCCCCGGTCGGTAGGACTTGGGTAATACCAGGCGTAACACCATCTTCAAGCGTATATCTCCAAACCGTTTGCGGTAAACGAGGTGCAAACTTCTTCCACCCGATTTTGCCATCGACTCTTTGCCTCCAGACTTTCTCGAAAATCGAATTCCCATAATCACAGAATAACAGAATCTGGTTGAGCGTTTGCGTCCATGAAAAGTTCGGGTTATTAAATAACTCCTCTTGAATGAATGTTTTCTTTTCAGGATTGTCCATCTTCTCTTCACTCTTTCCAGGCTTCACGTACCACGACGCGGCGAGTAATGGTTTCTTAACGGCTTGCAAACCCAAACGGACGGTGGCATCTCCCTTTCGCATTTGATCGTAAATTCGAACACGCTCTCGACCGGCTAAATCAGGGTTGTAATCAGCCTCGGATAAAATACCGCCAATGATAATTGTTCCCGATCCTCCAAGTTCGAGTTCAAGAACTGAGGTTGGTTCAGAATCTCCAGCATCGTTTGCGTCACCACTTGCGATTTGTCGAGGGACACCAGCATTGAGAGGATCAGCGGCAAATGGTGCTTTGGGATCGTCACTCACCTGAGACTGCATTGGATCAGAAACGTCGGGCTTAACCTCGGTTGTGGGCGTTGGCCATGTCCCTGGAGCATTTGCATTATTTGAGGTTTGTTTAGGTGCTGTTTTATCCATAGGTCTGTTTAAATACTAAAGCAAATACTTGACTTTGGCAATTAGTACGGTGGTATACTAAACATACCCTGTTGGTCTCGGTTACTCTTCAGAGATCTTTACAACGCCGGACAAGTAAGAGTTGGAAAGCTAAGTTCAGGGTGCCCGCAAGGGCTACATTGGAGAGGCAATCCGATCGGCGACGGAACTCGTTTTGAAAACGGTCGAGCGAAAGCCTTAGAGGTTCGACTCCTCTCCTCTCCGCAATTCTCGGGGTATTACCAAATGGTCAATTGTTAAAGTAGGTGTTTGCGCCGTGACGCCCTTCTTAAGAGCTTTTTTCTAGACTAGCTTGCTCGCAAGGGGTCGTGGGTTTTTTCTCGGCACAAGCAAAGAAACAACTTTGAGCAAGATATCGCGAGTTTTTTTACTGATTAGAAGACTCTATCCGTTAATCCAGCCGTATACGCATCATTTACTACCATCTCCTCGCCTCCTACAGTCGATATAACATCAGGTGTTGGTGCATCCTGACTAAATGCTTGATATGCAAGATTTGGCCAATTGTAGACCGTTCCGTAATGACAATAATCAGGTGCGTGATCGCTCTCTTTTACCGGATCATCTGACCATGTACCGTCGGGCTTTCGCTTCTTTGAATAACCAAGAAAATCGTTTCGACTGTTGGGTGTTTTCTCCATGACGAACTTACCTCGTCTTTCATCAATGAAGTTTCGAACATGTGGGATGCCGTTCTCCTTTAGATACAGTTTAGAAACGTCTTTCATCTCACAATTGACGGTTTGACAGCTAATCCCGTGAAGCATTTCGTGAGTGATCTTTGCAGGCTCGGGAATAGGACAACCGTATTTTCTTCTGTCTGCAATTTCAGTCAACCCGTGATAGTCAGGCACCCAAACACTAATATGTGTAAAGAATTCAGCGTAATTAACTTCATAACCACCTTCGGGAATCCATGAAAGCAATTGTTCCCGCGTCACCTCTTTAAGATGCGGGTCAACTAAATCCATTGCTTGAAGCTTCTGGATGATTTGAATAATGATTGCCTGTGTTGTCGACTCGGTGATATAACACTCGTTAAAAACAGTCCACTCCATTTTCTCGATACGAACGTCGACAAATCCAATAGCGTCAGGGTGTGTTTTCGCGTATCCGAAATCCTCCCATATTTGAATTGAGCGGTCTTTTGGTATCACAAATCCTGGGTGATTGTTTTCAATCTCGTCAAAATGTGGGTAAATAAGACCGCTGGAATCAGGCTTTTGGCACATCCATTGAGCCAAGAACGTTTCACGGTCAAGCGTTTTCACACGCGTTATTAAATCGGACCACTTGAAATAGCCTGAGAACTTGGTGAGGTCAGGCGGTAACAAATCACGACCACCGAACTTTGCGTCAAAGACATCATAGATTTGCTGTTGCATTAAAGGATCAGTCGGCCACGGCTCCATGACTTCCCAAACACACCATGCAAAAACCTCGGCAATCTTATCGTCAATTAACCGCTGCATTGGCCCATGGGCGTACTTTCTTGTCGATCCCAAAATCGTTGTTGCACGAATTTTATCAGTCGAATTAGGCATTGATAAAGCCTCCTGCAAGATTGGCCAAGCAATCAATTCCACCTCGTCAGCTTTTAGCTTTTGTGGATGCGGTGAGTTAACCCCAGCAATGGTAGCAATTAGCACTTGAAGCCATGATTTGTTAAGAAATGTCGTTCGACCCAGTGTTACTTTTCCTTTAACGGATGCGGCTAGTTCGTCGTCGTCTTCAAGAAAGCGGCGGATGTATCCAAAACATCTCAATGCTTGTTTTTCAATTGCTCCGAAGTTTGCTCCTTCACAATCATCATCTGCCAATGCGTCAAGAATGGCGAGTATGGCAAAGTCAATTGTTTTTCCTCCGTTACGATTAGCGAGCGCCAAAATAACGTCAAACTTTTCAAAGAAAGCGGCGGCGAGAAACTCAAAGGGTGCGACGTGATTACTGCAGATCTGAGTCGTCGGGATCGAAGTGTGAAATCTCTTCTCGATGTATCGATGGAGTGCCTTCTTCTTCTGCGGATACGTCCACCGTGGGTGTTTCTTCAAGAGCTTCAAGAAGTTCTGTCGGGTCGGCCGCTTCAATGTCGGGTTGTTGTCCAATGTTGGAAATTTGCTCATTATTCAGTACAAAAAAATTATTGGTTTGCTTTTTACTATTATCAACTATAGGAGCCTTTTGTCCATATTGTTCTGGCATTCCTCTTTCAAAGACTTTCCAAGCCAAGGGCCCAGCATCTCGATCTGCTCCATTTCTTATTATAGAGTTTATTCGATCGCCTGCCAATTCAAGCAAGTTATTTTGGGCTCTTTCCATTGCGTCCAGAAATAGAGCGTCAATTTTACACCGATCATAGAAGGCAGTTTTCGAAACTCCAGCGTAAATGCAGGCTTTACGGACACTTAATCCGTTCTGTAAACCACTCAGAAGTAAGCGGACATGTGCCTCATCAATCTTTGTAGGTCGACCCAGTGTTTTTCCCTGACTGACGGTCGGTGGATTTGGGTTTTGATTATCCATAAATCAAGTATACTAAATCGGTTGCGAAGGAATATGTTGACAGTCTTCGTCAAGAATGGTTGGTTCTCCAAACTCACTATCGGCTGAGAGGTGTTCTGTTTTATGAATACGATTTTCAACGCCTAAAACATCTGAGTCTTTAATAAGCTGACAGTTTTTACAAGCATCTCCTGTAACCGGATCAGTTGCTGGGGCTTCATGAGTCCAATGGGTTCTTGTGCAATCGAGACATTGAACGCCGACATTATGCGCCTTGTCTGACCAGCATCGAAATCGAGGATATTTATTTTGCATCTTTTTTATTGTCCCTATTTCCCCACCTTTTTGCAAGTCCGTTTTTTGCACGTCGTCGCATCTCTTCTCTGAATTTTTCCTCGCCTAACTCTGCGCGAAGTTTCGCCATTGAAGACTGTCCCATCTCTTTCATTGCTTGTCTGATTACGTCACTCATAAAAAGTATAGTAGCAAAGTGCTTGCTATATGGCAAGTGGTATATGTTCGTCACAAAACCAGCTCGGCTCTTTGTTTTCTTTATATTGAATTTTGGTCGTTGCTTGTTTCATGCAGTAGCGAGGATGAATCATATCAGGCAATCCGTCTTTGCCTGTTTGATAAATGATCTGGTCGCAGGTTTTCATAAGTGAGGTTTATAAATTGAACCATCATCCAAAACGATATTATTCAAATAGAATTTGCGTTTGGTTACAACGTCTTCGGCTTGTTGTTTTGACATCGGACCCTCTTCCATGAAATATTCGACCAGTTCTTCATCTGACGAATTCTCATCATTTGACAAAATATCTTTGATCCAGTCTTGTGTTTGTGCGTCGAAATCGCTTAGTGTTTGTGTGTTATTCATATTAAATACATTATAGCAGACTGTTTGCTATAAGTCAAGGAGTAGAATAGTCCTATAAAAGCGTGATCTAAGCAATTATTTTGACGTCCACATTTTGATGATTTGTTCGATTCGGGGTTGAAGAATTTCGCTGATATGCGTCCATCCCGACGAGTAATAATTGTGTTTTTTATTAGCTGAAGCGTTTTGGTGAACGATGCGCGAAGTTTGCTCGTATTGACGAGCTTTTTGAGAAGGCATTTTTTGTAATTTTTTCATGTGTCTAGGCATAACTATTTACTCCTCTTCCCTCCCGGGCAGGGGGAGGAGCTTTTTAGACTATAATAGCCTCGGCCGCTTTCCATGCGGTTTGTCCCTGACGGATGATTTGTTTGGCATTTTCTTTCTTTTGTTTATGCGTTATTGCATAGGTCAAAGCGTTGTAATAGCCCCAAACACTTTTATCCTTTTCAGTTTCGTAGGATGTTTTAGCCTCGTCGAGTAAATAAGCAGGTAAGGCTAAATTTTCTTTATCAAAGTGACTATCAGCATTAATGACAGGCGTTTTCGCCATCGCTTGAATCTTCGGAAGTTGCTTTCCAAAAATATCAATGTGATGTTTATACGCTTTTGAGCATTGCTCAATCATTGACGCATCAGCAAGTCCTTTGACGTTCCCCATGTGTCTGTATTGAAATTGTAGAAATTCTGATCCGATAACCATACCGTTCAAACAAACGAGTCGGTAGGCTCCGAATATGATTTGGAGTGCGCCGTGTCCGTTGTATGAATTCTTAACAGTTATCATCATTTGAATAATATCGCCCTTGGCGATCTCCATTTCCACTTTAGGAAAAAGCATTTGGTAATAAAGATGTGCGCCGTCGTTGAGAAGCGTAATGCTCTCTTTGACATTGTACTTTTTACCTGCTTCTCGAAAAGCGTCAATGACAGCCTCGTGTTTGATGAGTCCGTAGCCATCAGAAACAACTCCAAGTGGAGTGTTTGTGTCAGTCCGAACAACAGCTCGGCGGCCTGGGATTTCGATATTCTTACCGAAGTAAATCGGTTGTAGTTCTACTGGAAAATTGTAATTTGTGTCTTGCATGTGTATTCACCTCCTCTCGTATTGAGATTAATTAGATTATAGCAAACAGTCTGCTATAAGTCAAGGAGCAAACCGGTGAATTGATCAGGGGTCAGGAATTGATTTTAAAGCGGATATAATAGATCGCGTCAAGCACTTGATCTGGGTACAATTCCAATAAGGTCTCAAGCAGTTCCTTTTTGCTTTTGAATCCGTCGGTTTGTGCCATTTCGCTTGTGATCTTCTCAACGGGTAAATGTTCCACGCTTAAAACCTTGGCGCGGATTTTATCTCGTCCACTTAAAAAGACGACATCATCGCCTGCCTTGACCGAACTAAAGGCACGAATCGTCGAGGTCTTTTCGCCTGCACGAATCATTTGCATGTATTGTTTTTTAAAAAAGAGTGTTGGCATTTAGTTATATTCCCAAGAGCAAGTATTTCTATTGGTTGTGACTGTTTTATTGAGATCAGGCATTCCTGAATTCGTGCCGATAAGTGAAACGCGTCCTTGATGCGTGAGTCTCCAAGGTTTTCTAAACGATTTATTGAGGGCAGGGTGTGAAGTCGTAATCGTCAAACGAAATCCACGCTTAGTATAATACATTCCGACAAAGTTTAACAATGCCTTTCCGATACCTATTCCTTGATAGTCAGGGAGAACCACAACTCGTGATACTTTCTTCATATTCTTGACTGCAGGATGTGGGAAATGCAAAACAGCAATAAAGCCAACCAATTTGCCAAAGAGTGTGGCGACGAAGACACGCGCGGCTGGATTGAGCGAGGCGTTCATATAGTGATAGTTTCTAAAATAGCGCCATTGAGCATTTGTTCCTTCTCTAATAACAAGCTCAATTGGCTCTCTTTTTTTTTTGACATCAATCATTTTCATATCATCAGTTGAGAAAACCCAATCAGGATCTAAAAAGTCTAAAATATCATAGTGACAACTGACAGCGATAAATTGTTTTTGTTGTTTTCGGATATTCTTTGAAACCACCATAGAACAAACCTTTGCCACGTCGCGGTCAACCACTGAGGTAAATTCGTCAAAGATGATTTGTTTACTTTCCGATAACAAATGATAGGCAAGATCAACGCGCATTTTTTCACCGTTTGATAAAACATGGTAGGGCTTAAGCCATGAAGGCGGTGAAGAGAATCCGACCTGCGTAAAAACTTGCGTTATTTCTTCGACAGTACGATTGATAGGCATTTCATCAATAATAGGCTTCTGCGTGAATACAGGGCTTTGTGTGATACTGAAAATCTCTCGTGCGACTGTTGATTTACCCGTCCCACTTCGTCCCACTATTGCCCCGATGTTCCACGACTCGGGAAGATCGAGCGCGCCAGTAAATGTTTGGGTTTTGTGTTGTTCTTGGAGATCAAACATTCCGGTGATTTTGTTGACGCGAAACGATTCGACAGTCGGGGTGGTTTTTACAATGTTAAAATTATTCATGGTTTATAATGTTATAATAACATTGTATGCCGTTCAAAGACAATGTGGAAAAAGCAAAGTATATGCGAAAATATCGCCTCGACAGACGCGCTCGAGGTTTATGCGTTATTTGTGGAGAAAAACGTATATCGGAATGGTTTTGTGTCAAACATCTCGCAAAGGGAAACGAAAAAAGTAAGCAGCAAAATATAGACTCTCGTCTTGAGTGTATCAATCATTATGGAGCTTTTTGCGTTTGTTGCGGAGAAAAAGAGGATAAGTTTTTAAGTATTGATCATGTAAATAACGATGGCTTTATTCATCGAAAAACTACCAAAAACTTTAGAAATATTTATTTGTGGCTAAAAAAGAATAATTATCCAAATATCGTTCAGGTGCTTTGTTTCAATTGCAATCTAGGAAAAAGAGTTAACGGTGGAATTTGCCCTCATCTTAAAGCGTGAGGATTTTGCATGGCAAACCTTGTTCTTGGAGCTTATTATATGTTGCCTCTTGCTCGGACTCGTCTTTGCATTCGACAACCACTTGAAACTGCGCTTTATATTCGCCGTCTTTCTTTTTTGCAGGCTCCTGTGTGGTCATTTTTGCCTGATCTTGTGCAAAGATTTTCAAACTAACAGGCGCTTGTAACTCCAATTTATAATCAGGTGAGTGTAACAATTCGACGTGCGGTTGAAGTAATGTATATAATGCTTTTTGATCATACGCGCCTGCTGGGTCATTATCGGATATCCCGTACTCAAGCATCATTTGTTCGATTGAAGGAAATTGCTCTGACTCCATCTTGCCGTCTAAAACAGCGCGATATTTTTTGACTCCTTCAACTTCTTCCTCTGCGACGCCAAGTTCTGTCACCCAAACTTCGTTGAATTGTCCGACGCGATTGATAGCGTGTTCTCCAGCTTCGTCGGACCACGTGAGTTCGTTTTCATTTAAAAATCTGATTGCTCGAAGGCGCATATTTCCTCCAACAACGACGCCCTCTGAATTCACAAAAATTGGTTTGTATTGACCCAAACGACCGACTTGTTTTCTCAATCGAAGCATGTCTTCATCCGTTATCGTTCGAGGATTTTTGTCCCATTCGATCAGGGAGTCAAGCGTGGCGAGGATCTTTCCGTTTGTGGTTGTTCGCTTCTCTAACATTAAAAATATTATGCCGAGTTAGACGGGATTTGTCAATTACCATCCGTTAGTAAAAAGTAAATAAAAAAACCAAACAATACAAAAGAGATTGAGGAGTAAAACAAATGCCACATATTTCTTGGAGTGCATTTAATTCTTTTTGACTAGATTTTCGTATTGTTCGATTGTCTTTTTCATGTGAAAATAGGCATGTCTAAATTCCCCTACCTCCATGAGCGATAAGTACAATTGATTTTCTCGAAATGTACAGATCTCCATGAACTTAGTTCGCACCTCTTCAAAGTCGTCCAGAGTCTCCTTTTGCATACGCGAAATGGTTCGTTAATATTTCATAACCGTCCGGCAAAACACGAATCATGTGTTCAAACATCGCAGAGTTTGCCCCGTCGGCCGTTTTCAACTCCCACCCATCATCGTCAATTTTTCCCCATTTATCCCGTCCGTTGGTCAAGCAAGGTTCAAGACAAAGAATCTTTCCAGCAACCAGCTTTTCCTCCATGTATTTTTCATATTGGTCAAACTGTTTAGGATCTTGAAAATAAGGATTAGGAACTTGATAAAACGCGTTCTCGTGCATTTCTTTACCGATATAGTGACCACATAATTGATGATTAATCAAAAGTTTTCGTTCATTTGCGACGCGTTGCATCGCGGCGGCTACTTCCCCGATCATGACTCCTTCTTTGACTTTGGCAATGCCAGCATAAAGCACTTTTTTCGCATAACGCAAAAGTATTTCGTCTTTTTCGGAGAGTTTGCCAACACCAAGTGAGAAAGCGGCGTCGCCACAATTCCCCTCACTATCACGAATACCAATATCGAGATTAACAAGATCGCCTTCCTCAAGAAAAATGCTTTCACTCGGGATGCCGTGAGCTATCACGTTGTTAACGGAAATACATGCGACGGCTGGAAAGGCTGTTCGCGCCCAATTTGGTTTGTAGCCTTGATTGTAGGATGTTCCCCCTAACTTTTTCAGCTCAGACGCTCCAACTGCGTTAATCGTAAAAGTATCAATGCCTGGGCGAACATGCTCTTTCATTTTAAGAAGAACTTTTGAGACTATTTCATGGGCTTTCATAGTTTGGAGTCCTCTTGCACCTCTTCGACCAGCATTTTGGGCGGCTTAACAAATGATTTATGCGGCTCAATCTTTTCCCACTCTTCAGAAAATTCACTGAGTAGAACCATTAAATCCAATAACTCTGATTTATTTTTAAGATAGAAACTACCACCTCCACGAATTCGAGAAATGGATATTTCGCGCTCGGAGTTTTTCGGTCGTTCGTCTTCGGTCTCAACAGTCACTTGAAAAATATCTTGTTCGCTTTTGTAATCGGTTCGACTAAGTGTTGATTTTTTCATGGCTTTTTTAATTCGATATTGCGCTTTTCTCTGAATATCATATTCTCTATTTTTCTCTCGATACTCCCTATTTGTTCTTGATTTTTCAGCTTTTCCTTCCGCAGTTAACAAATATCGTTTTATTTTTCTTAATACGATTCTTCCCTTGTGTGTTTGCCGATATTTATACACTGCAAGCTCGTTTCGTTTGCGTTTTTGAAACTCTGACAGCGCCATAATATACTATGAGATAGACTCAACCATTTGACGGGATTTTCTCTAATCAAATAGCTGGCTAATTCTATTTTCCTGACGCCTGCGCGTCGTCACCAGTTCTTCTCTCTTGTCGTCAAACGGAAAAAAACGACTTTTTTCAATTTTTCTCAGGCTCTAATTAGGCCATACGTCGTAGAATATTGTTTCTACGTCACGAAAAGGCTTTTTTTAGTTGTGATGCAATTTTTTCAATTCGGCTAGACGTTCCGAGGTTAAGCGATTGTTTGGATTTCGCTTCAATTCAGCCTGCATTCGTTCCATTTTCTTCGCGCCGTCGTTGTTTTCTTGTGTCGGCGTTCTCTTTCGTCTTGCGTCTTTAGGCATTTCCGCTTACTCCTCCTTCATTGTTTGCTGTTGCCGACCCAAAACCTCCGCCTGACGGTAATTTTGGCTCATAGACAACCATTGCCGTAAAAAGAATATTGGAAGACCCGTCAACATGCTTATCAACGATCGTTGTTCTATGTTCGACAAAAACAACATCAGCTTGTAATGTTTCAAGAAAACTATTGATACTTTTCTCAAGTGGATCGATGAGTCGATCGCTAAAAATCTTAACTTTCATTTTTACAATCCTTTCCAAACTTGCCTTGCAAAGCTTCAGCAATTGAATCTAAATCAGCAACGACAATAACCAAACCCACGACAATAACCCAATCGATACCCCACAATTGTTTAACAACTGCTAGGATAACGAAGTTCAATAATCGTAACAATAATTTTAATTTAATAGTCATTGGTTTTCCTCCTGTAATAACGCAATATAGATTTTCCATTATTTGTCTCCTTTCGCGAGCTTTTCGTATTTCTCAATCAGTCGATTCAAATTTTCTACATGCCCTTCCTCTTTTTTGATTTCCTGCTTTTTTAATTCGATCGAAGCGTTTTCTCCTTCAACCAACTTAATTCTGTCAGCGTTTTTAGGATAGCTTTTGATAGCGGTCAAGCGAGCCTCTATCGCCTCTTCTTTGGCGCAAATGGTACTGACCACACTTTCTCGAAGTTCTTTAAATTTCTTAAGCTTTAACTCGATCATTGAAAACATAAAATAAATATAGCAGACTTAGACACGCCTTGTAAATAAGGAATTTATCCCCATTTTTTCCCCATCGACTAGACGAGCGCTAGAAACGAGGCTAGATAGTGTTATGGGCTTTAGGCGCAATTAGACGAGAATTATTATCGGCCGAGGTTCTTACTATTTTCTTATCGTCTTTTTTATTTGCTCTTACTCATGAGTGAAATAATGAATATGTTTTAAATTCCAATAGGTTTAGGTGAAATATTCCGCAATTAAGGTCGCTTTATGGGCGGCTTTTTTGTTGCACAAAAAAATCGATGGCCTTGGGTAAACTGTCGAGCAAATAAATGCTCTCCACTCGCCTTATTGATTATTCGGCGAAAACCATCGATTTTTAAGCCAGTTATTTATGTATCGTTGGAACGATCGTTATAACTGGTTTTGTTACTACTGGAAGCGCTCTCGCTTTTGGCGTTACGCTAAGTGCCGCTGAAGGACTAGCCGACGGCGTGACATAAACGTAATGTGGAACGATCTTTTCTTGGACGACAGGTTGAACCTTCGCTCCAACAAATCCGACAACAATTACACCAACTGCGATAACTGTTCCTAATAAAATCATTGAATCTTTCTGCATAATGTATCACCTCCTCTCCGGTTCGATTTGACTATATTGCTTTGCCGAAGCTAGCCAATAGAACCAAAACGAATCCTAACACGAGCTTGAAATATTCGACGTTAACGGCGAACTTTCGTGCTGGCGCTACTGCTCCGGCAACGTGCGTGATCTGAATACTTTGTCCAAACAACAAAAGCCCAGACAATAATTCAGCAAATAAAAATAAACTCAAAAGATCAGTCATAAAATCACCTCCCTTCTGACTTAAGTTTATAACGGATGAGGGAAATAAGCAAAATTAGAAGATCAAATTTGCCAACTCTTGAAGTAAGAATGATTTGTCATTTCCTTGATAGTCAAACGTACCATCTATTTTTCGCATTGTTCGCTTTTTGCCATCCCACCAATCAATAAACTTTCCAGTTTTAGGGTTTTGGATTCTATGATGATAACTATCAAGCCTGGTATAAATCAGCTCATTTTCGTCAACAAATTGAAACATTGTTTTGAGGTCGGGACGCTTCTTTCGTTGTTGCGCTCTCAGTTTGTCTTGCTCTTTTTTAAGCGGCATCCACCAAAGCTCTTGAGAAATCGGCGTGGGCGTGTATTCAACTTCGAGTAATTGCAATTTTTCTTTCTCTTTTCGGAAGTGTGCTGTCCAAAGTGTCGCGAGTCTCTTTCGTTCTTGAGGCGGTGTATTTATATCAATAACATCATTCATCTTTATAAAAAGGGCATTCGGGAAAGTTGTGATATTTTCCATGCTCGTTTGGCTCAAACTCGTCGTTTTCAATGCCACTCAAAACTCCTTTAACCCACTCGCTCCATTCGTCGTAGTGATCTTGCGTTCTTTCGGTTTCTAAAACTTGGATCAAATCGTCCTCAGGTTTTGGATTTGTTAAAAAAACATTAACTTTTATCCCTTGCTCGGGTTCGGTGTAAAGCATTCTCCACGCCCAAGAATAGGCGGTAATTTGCCTGTGAACGTCAACGAAGCTTTGCGAGTAAGGACGCGCGCTGGTTTTATGCTCGATGAGAAAATCGTCTTTGACCAAATCAACTTTCATGTTGAAGGTTATGTCCGTATCCAATAAAGGCAAACTCCAAAAGTCCTCAACTACTTGATAATCTTGCGTATACAAATTCTCGTATTCGTCAATGTATTTTTGCATCTCTTCGGGTGTTTCGGGATAAACCTCCTTATGATAATTTTCAACTGCTTTGTGAAGACGAGAGCCGAACAACATCGCCGCGGTCGGCGCTTGTCTTTTTCCTTTAGCCTTGAGAAGCCAGCAATACGGACAATTTGCGTAAGTTTCTAAATCAGATGGACTTGTTTTTAAAATCTTCATCGTTTTGATAAGTTAGGAATCATTTCAAATCCCAAATCAGGCAATTCTTGCGCTTTCAATCCGTGCATTGCGATATAAATTCGAGGAACATTGTAGTGATTTCCGAAAGCAAAAACAGGAATATAATAACCTAATTCACTGATAAACTGGTCAAGCATTTGATACTTCAAAAAAGAAGTGTCTATTTTATGCTCTTTTTGTTTGCATGGACATTTGTGAACTTTTATCATTAATTTGCTTTAGATCGACCAGCCTTTCGGCGCGCGGCAGTGTGATGTGTTGAGGTGTATTTATGCACCAAAGAATTTTGCAAAACGCTGACTTTCGCGCCATTTACTTTTTTTAATCCGTGCATTTTTCTGAGTCTCAAAGATGTCTTCATGAATTAATCCTCTTCTCCTTGCCAGTGTTCACCTGCGTCAATTCTTATCTGAAGTAACGCCGCTCTACCCAGTGCTTCTGTGAAGTTGTCGCATTGTCGCTTTTTTTCAAGTAACCAGTGACCGTTCTTGCTACAAGGGTAAACGCAAAAATCACCAATACAAAACTCAATAACAAGATAATAACCTTTATAAATTTTTTCAATTGAGAATTCATAGGCTATTTTCCATCCTTCATCGGTTAGCTTTTTCATTATATCGGCTGGAACTCGATTTTTCACCATTGCCGACTCATGAAATGTTTTTGCCTCTTCTTTTGTTAATTCATGAATTGTTTTACTCATTTTTTATCCTCGATAACTTGATAACTAAATTCTATATGTGCGTTTTCATACGCGTTTCTAGCATGGATATTTGGTAATCCGTTGACCATTTTTTGAATATACTCGCGCATTTCTTCAACCGATTTAAATTCTTTTGCTCCAAGTTCCTTTAATTGATTGGTAGCGACTGCGCCGCAAAAAGAAAAAAGCGCCAGAGTCTCAGTTGGTTCTCCAAATATTATTTTGCGCGGCTCTTTTTTCTTCTCATCCATAAAAATAAGGACGGCGCTATGTGTTTTAAATGTTAACTTTTTTGGCATTTTTTCCTTTCTTTTTTCTGCTTGCTAAAATTTGGGCTTGCAGAAGATTGATCAATTCGAGATTCATTTTGTTTATGTCCATTTGCGTTTTATTGACATTATTTTGATCTCTCCACATACTCAAGTAAATGATGTTTGAGGCCAAAACTAACAATGTAACAATTAAAAGATCGATGTTCATAATACTCGATAACTATCGGCAGGAATCCATTTTCCCTTTATCTTTATTTGACAATAAGTATAATAGCTGTATTTATTTTCAAAAGAGGCGTATTTTTGCGCGCATGTTTGAGCGGCCAGATATTGTCCAATAAAGAACATAGCGACTATCAATAATCCAAGTAAAACTATTGCGATAACTGAACCAATTAAATCATTCATATTTATAAAACAATGCACTCTAACCACGATAATTCTCGATGATAAACTACTTTTCCAAAATCTCGACACATTTTATTTTTGGTCGTCATCATTGTAAGTCCAAGCCAAACAGAAAATCCAATAACAATGGCAACAATCGACCAATACAAAGTAATTTCAAAACGATCAGGATTTTTCATCTGTCTTTTCGTCTATACGATTTTGCATATTCTTTTTTTTGTTTGTCTAAATGCTCCGATTGGCAGGGCTTGCAACGATTACCGCCCGAATTCTTGATAAGAGCGTCGCAATCTAAGCATTTTCTTAATTTTGAGTCAGTCATATACGTTAAACGATTGATTATTTCTCTTCTCTAACTCTTCTATTATTGTGATCAAGACGTCTTCTAAAATTCTAGTAGGAATAACCTCAACATGCTCTTCAAACTTAACAATCTCTATTGGCGATATTCCTTTCTTATCCATACTTTCTACTTTTTTCTACCAATGAATCCAACAACTACCTCGAATTTCATTCTTCGACTCGGATCAGCTCGTTGAATTTTAATCGCGTCGATAAGAACAACTCCATAACCTTTTTTCTTGAGATATTCGATAATTTGATCTTGTAAAATCGTTGCGTCTTCGTCTTTCATTTTTCCTACTTTTTCCTACCTCGGACTACTTTTTAATAAATTTTTAATAAATTCTTTGTCTAATTTGAAAGCGACCCACAAAAAGAAAGTTGCTAGTTTGCGTTTAATCTTTTTCATGCTTCGGCGCTGGTAATTGTTTATAGAGTCCGTTAATTTTCTTGTAAATTACAGGAGTCATTGCTCTAAATATGTCGGCTGAGAAACGATGAATCTCAACTGGTATTTCTATTTTATTTTGATCTCCATAAGAATTTGACCAAAACATAAACTCGGAAACTCGAAGCCCATTTTCACTCACAAGCCAACCTTTGATCGTATATTTTGGTTGATCTTCTTCAAGTTCAATTCCAATACTGGTAACGATTGCTTTTGTTATTTTAATATCGATTTCGTTAATTTTACTCATGAGCTAGTTTCAAGAATTAGACAATCATTGCAAAGAACTCTCGTTTCTTTCGCGCCCTCTGTGAATCTTACGACGTTTCGATGATTTAAACAAAGCGGCTTTGTGCAATTTTGACAAATAACAGCCTCTTGTTTTCCACAAAACGAGCAAAGTGTAATTCCCTCTTTTGCATCTTTTTCCCATTCGTTTGTAACGCCTGCGAAATAGGACTCTTCAATAATCCCACGCAACAAGTTTCGAACAATTTCTCGATCTTTTTCAGTACCTCCAAAATGTGCGACGATTATTTCAATACGTGTTCCTAAAAGTGCTGGAACAAATAATATTTTGTCTGGTTTTTGGCTCATTTTCTTCTTTTCTTTAAATTTTCAATTAATTCTGTCAAATCAAGCGGACCCATTAATCCTCCAACATTATTTTGTCTGTCAACTTTACTGATTACGATTTCAAACGCAAAACCCAACATGAAATATTGATTTGGTGTCGAAAGTTTATAGTTAAGCTTTTTAAATGAATTGCTTTTCAAGAAATCAGTTAAACCTGAAAGCATTGTTCCTTTTGGAAGATCCTCTTCTAAGTCTTCAGCGGCATGTTGCAATCGAAAAAACTTTTCCATTACGTTACATAATGCGGCGTATTCATCGGAGTGTAGTCCAAATGCTTCACTGATAAACGCCTTGTCAATATCGTCAATTTTCAAACCCATAATTTCTTCGTTGACGGTTCGATAATGGTGATTATGATCACCGTGATCTTCTATTTTTATTGCCATAGTCGCCTCCTTTCTTTGGATCATTTTTATACATTTCCCGAGCAAATCCTAAATAGAAAGCTCGCACTAAATTGCTTTGCATATCGCCTTTATTTTTGGAATCATACTCCATGTATCGAGGCTCTGCCAAAACAACGGCGTTGCCTTCTCTGGTCAAATCCATAAATGCGCTATTTGTTCGACTATCCATCGTCGCTCCGAAAACTGCAAAGACTTCTTTTTTATCCGAATAATCTGCGAAGTTCATTCTTTTTCCGCTCTTTGTCAATTCATCATATTCTTTTTTGTCGATATTAACGCGCATCCAAGCCTCTGAGTGAAAAAAGACTGCAAGCGGGTATCCTTTTTGACCCGTAGGTTTTTCAAGAATCATTTTTTGAAAGTATTTTGCCGCTACCATTTCAATCATATCGTATCGATCAGGTTTCGCATCAACAGGAGGCGGCCAA